AAACACCCCCCCATGCAAAAAATAAAGGCTTTGTAAAAAAATTTCTACAAAAAATGTTGAAAATCAAGGACTTAGGGTAAACAGGGTGTAAAGTATGCTTTACAGAAATTAAATTGCTTTTGGATCGAAGTTGTATAACTCGGAGTAGACTGATTTAATACGAAGAAATTTAGGGCCATGTTGATCAAAGTCATCATCGCCTCGAACGTAGAGAGCTAGGTGAACCATTTCATGAAGGAGAGTTTGAAAGATTGTAATGAAGTGACCACAAGAACCAGAACTTATTTCAATTGCCATGTCTACTTCGTCAAAACAACCATATATATTAGGGTTTTTAATGACACGGAACTTAACTTTGTCTGATTTGGGCATAGGAAGGGTATTGAAAGGTGCCATTTGGCAGGCCATGTTGTATAGAATCTCTAAATTCTTTTTAGTTAACGTGGTTTTCATACAGTTATTATACTAAAAAAGGTTGCGACTTAATGACAAAGTAGTATAAAATCATAAAATAGCTGCAAATATAAACTCATAGGTGATACAGCAACCCATGCAAACTGAACAAAATCAAACACTTAACGATAAAGAAGTCGTTATAATACCCCATTTAGAGGAAAATATTTCTCTACCTAGAAACGTCCGTGATGCATTACCTGACTTAACTAACGAAGAAGAGTTAGAAATGCTAACTAACACCATGAGACTTCTCTCAGACATAACCGGAGAGCCTATTCAAGCTACGAAAGAAGACATTGCAGAGGCAAAAACAGTAATTACAACTATGACTAAAGAGCCTCAAACCAAATTACATCTAAAAAAATATAAAAATGGCACATTAGCAAGCTTAGCAGGTATGGTTGCAGAGTTAGATGCACAAGTTGTTGATGAGTTAAAAGATTTAAAGACGTTTGTAGTTAACGGACTCATAAAAGAAGCTGCTACTGCAGAAAAGTCTAAGGAAAGAATCACAGCACTACGTGCAATTGGTGAGGTAGATGGAGTAGATGCCTTTAAAAAGACTACAGAAGTCATACATAAGAGTATGTCATTAGATGATATTGAAGATAAACTAAGAACCTTAGTAAATAAAATAGAAAAACGTATTCAAGATAAAAAATCTGAAGTTATAGATGCAGAAATAGTAAAAGATGAGTGATGAAAAGAAGGAACAAGAGGCTCGGATAGCGAGTTTACTTATATTTTTACAGTCTAATAACAAGTATTTAGAAGATAAAGAAGCTACGCTAGTTGATGGACTAGTAGAGGCTATGGGTGGTAAGATAGTACAAGATGTTGGCAGTACAAGTTTTCTAGAATTTATACAACATGTTTATCCAGGTTATATGGTAGGAGCGCATCATGCTAGGTTGGCTAAGATATTTGAAGATATTGCTGCGGGAAAGAAGAAACGAGTTATTGTTAACATTGCACCGAGACATGGTAAGTCAGAGCTTATTTCATATCTTGCGCCAGCATGGTTCCTCGGTAAATTTCCTCACAAAAAGGTTATTATGGCGTCTCACACAGCTGACTTGGCGGTTAGTTTTGGTCGTCGTGTCCGTAATTTGGTGGGCTCAGATGCGTATAAGGACATATTTCCGCAAGTAGAACTGCAAGCAGACAGTAAATCTGCATCACGATGGGGAACAAACTCTAATGGAGAGTATTTTGCAATTGGTGTTGGTGGTGCCCTCGCTGGTCGCGGCGCTGATCTTTTTATCATTGATGATCCACACTCCGAACAAGATGCAAAACTTGGAAGGCCTGATGTGTTTCTCCCTGCTTGGGAGTGGTTTCAGTCTGGCCCTCTTCAACGTCTTATGCCGAACGGTGCGATTATTGTAGTGATGACACGTTGGTCTAAGCTTGATCTGACTGGACAGATTGTAAACCAGATGATTAAGAATGAAGATGTAGATCAGTGGGAAGTTGTAGAGTTTCCTGCAATTATTGAGGATAAAGAAGGTAATGAAGTACCGCTTTGGCCTGAGTTTTGGAGTTTAGAAGAATTATTAAGTAAGAAAGCAGCACTTGATGTTAGATATTGGAACTCACAGTACTTACAGAACCCAGTATCAGAAGAAGGTGCGTTAATTAAAAGAGAATGGTGGAAAATATGGGATGGTGAAGATCCTCCCACCTGCGAATTTACAATAATGAGTTTAGATGCAGCCCAAGAGGCTAATAATAGAGCGGACTACAACGCGCTCACTACTTGGGGCGTCTTTTTTAACGAAGAAACCAATAACTATAATATAATACTATTAAATTCAATTAAAAAACGATTAGAGTTCCCTGATCTTAAAGAATTAGTCTTACAAGAATATAAAGATTGGGAACCTGATGCATTTATGGTTGAAAAAAAGTCTAACGGTGCCGCACTCTACCAAGAAATGCGTAGAATGGGCTTACCTATTGGCGAATTTACGCCCGGTAAAGGGCAAGATAAGATTAGTAGAGTAAATGCTATTTCCGATTTATTCAGAAGTGGTATAGTATGGGCGCCTGATAGACGTTGGGCGCATGATGTAATAGAAGAATGTAACGATTTTCCTAGTGGTGCCAATGATGACTTGGTAGATAGCACTACTTTAGCATTAATGCGGTTTAGACAAGGTGGATTTATTAGACTACCTAGTGATGAACCTGAAGAAATACCAGGATTTAAAAGCTCACGAAACAGATTGTATTTAGTTTAAGGATAAATATATGGCAGATATAGATAAAAGTTTAGCACAAGCACCACAAGGAATAGAAGAGTTAGCTATGAGTCAACCAGACCTTGCTATTGAAATTGAAAATCCAGAAAGCGTTACTTTAGATGATGGTAGCATGGAAATTACTATTGTGCCTGGTAAAGAACAAAATGATGAGTTTAATGATAACTTAGCAGAGGATATGGACGAAGGTCAGCTCACTGAATTATCAGGAAATTTAATTGGTGAATATGATGCTGATATTAATTCAAGAAAAGATTGGTTAACAACTTATGTGGATGGCTTAGAGTTACTAGGTCTTAAAGTTGAAGACAGAACAGAACCGTGGCCTGGGGCATGCAATGTGTACCACCCCTTGATGACAGAAGCGCTGGTTAAATTCCAAGCTGAAACTATGATGGAGACATTTCCAGCGGCAGGCCCAGTTAAAACAGTGATTGTTGGTAAGCAAACAAAAGAAAAAGAAGAAGCTGCCGAACGTGTAAAAGATGATATGAATTATCAACTCACGGATATGATGCCTGAGTACAGACCTGAGCACGAAAGAATGTTATGGGGTCTAGGGTTATCTGGTAATGCATTTAAAAAAGTTTATTATGATCCTAACATTGAGCGTCAAGTATCAATGTATGTCCCTGCCGAAGATATTGTAGTTCCATACGGCGCATCTAGTTTAGAAACAGCAGAACGCGTCACGCATGTGATGAGAAAAACAAAAAATGAATTACATAAATTACAAGTAGCAGGTTTTTATCGTGATGTAGATTTAGGTGAACCATTCTTAGACATTGATGAAGCTGAAAAGAAAATCGCAGAGAAGTTAGGATTTAATCCTACAGAGGATGACAGATATAAAATTCTTGAGATGCATGTTAATCTTGATTTAGAAAACGGTGATAGTGAAGATGGCATTGCATTACCTTATGTTATAACTATTGAAAAGGGTACAGGTACAATCTTAGCAATACGTCGTAATTGGAATCCAGATGACAAATTAAAAGCTAAGCGTCAACACTTTGTACACTACGGATATATTCCTGGATTTGGTTTCTATTGTTTTGGTTTAATTCATTTAATCGGAGCATTTGCTAAATCAGGTACGATGATTCTTCGTCAATTAGTTGATGCAGGTACATTATCAAATCTTCCTGGTGGTCTTAAGTCTCGTGGGTTACGTATTAAAGGTGACGATACACCGATTGCTCCAGGTGAATGGCGTGACGTAGATGTACCTAGTGGTGCAGTAAGAGATAATATCTTACCATTACCATATAAAGAGCCATCACAAGTTCTTAATCAGTTAATGAATCAAATCATTGAAGAAGGTAGACGTTTTGCATCAGCTGCTGATATGAAAGTCTCTGATATGTCTGCTAATTCTCCAGTGGGTACTACACTAGCAATTCTTGAACGTACATTAAAAGTAATGAGTGCTGTACAAGCTCGTATTTACTATGCAATGAAACAAGAGTTTAAATTACTTAAAGGTATTATTCGTGATTACACACCAACAGAGTATTCATACGAACCTGAAGTAGGCAATAGACGCGCTAAACAATCTGATTATGATAATGTAGATGTTATTCCTGTATCAGATCCTAATGCTGCAACCATGTCACAAAAAGTGGTTCAGTACCAAGCAGTCATGCAAATGGCAGCTCAAAGCCCACAAATCTACGATCAAGTAGAACTTAATAAACAGATGTTAGAAGTACTTGGTATTAAAAATATTGGAAAACTTATTCCGTCAGCTGATGACCAAAAACCAAAAGACCCTGTTTCAGAGAATATGAATATTATTAACGGTAAACCTGTTAAAGCATTTATTTATCAAGACCATCAAGCACATATTCAAGTACATATGATGGCTATGCAAGATCCTAAGATTCAAGAAATGGTAGGACAGAACCCACAAGCAGGTGCAATTCAAGCTGCAGCTATGGCACATATTAATGAGCACGTTGCGTTTGAATATAGAAAACAACTTGAAGAACAATTAGGAGTTCCATTACCAGCCCCTGATGAAACATTACCAGAAGATGTTGAATATGAATTATCTAAAGTAATGGCTGAAGCTGCTAAAAAACTTGCTGCTAAATCTGCTTCAGAAGCACAACAAGAACAAGCTCAACAGCAGGCTCAAGATCCAATTATTCAAATGCAACAACAAGAATTAGCGTTGAAAGCACAAGACTTACAGATTAAAGCACAAAAAACTCAAGCAGATATTCAAGCTGAACAAACTAGATTAGCACTTGATAAAATGCGTATTGAATCACAAGAACGTATTGCTGGCGCTCAACTAGGTGCTGATACTGTAATGGCTAATAAAGAGTTACAAGCTAAAGAATTAATTGAAGGTGCTAAGTTGGGTATTAATGCAGTAAGTCAAAAAGAAGAACGCTCAATTAGAGAAAAACAAATGGAATTACAAAGGAATCAACAACCAACAGAGGAGTAGTACATGGACCAAACGCTAGAGCTATTATTGTCTCGAATAGATGATCAGCGCAAAACAGTATTAATAAATTTAGGAGACGGAGCAGCAAAAGATTTTGCTTCGTACCAAAATATGACAGGATATATACGAGGTCTATCCGTCGCAGAAAGTATCATTAAAGACCTTGCACAAAGAATGGAGACATTTGAAGATGAGTGACATACTCACAATGAATAAGAGCATAGTTGATGCAAGCGGTCGACCAGTTTATATTCCAAGCGTAGATGAAGTAAAAGTAGAAGATATACCGATTGAAGAACGTGGTTTACAGTTACCTGAGCCTAAAGGATACAAGATACTTTGTGCAATTCCTGATGCTTCAGAAACATATAAAGGTGGTATTGTAAAAGCGGATTCAACTAGAACTATAGAAGAGCATTCAACTGTAGTTTTATTTGTAGTAAAAGTAGGTGATTTAGCTTATAAAGATGAGACTAGATTTCCTACAGGTCCATGGTGTAAAGAGGGTGATTTTGTTTTGACACGTGCATACGCAGGTACAAGATTTAAAATCCACGGAAGAGAATTCCGCATTATTAACGACGATACAGTCGAGGGGGTTGTTGAAGATCCTCGTGGCTATACTCGCGCATAAGGAGAACTAAATGGCTGACGTAAAAGATGGCGATATTGTATTTGAATATCCAGAGGATGACGAAATACCAGCAGCTAAACCTGCTGAAGAAAAAGAAGTAAAAGTTTCTGCTGAAAAAAATGAAGTTAAGGTAGAAACAAAGGCAGATGATATTGATCTTGAAATTGAAGACGATACTCCTGTTGAAGATAAAGGCAAAGAACCTTTACCTAAAGAAAAAGTTGAAGAGCTAGAAAATGACACTTTAGAAGATTATTCTGAACGTGTTAAACAACGTATGGCTCAGCTTAAAAAAGTTTGGCATGACGAAAGACGTGCTAAAGAATCTGCTGATCGTGAAAGACAGGAAGCAATTAGGTTTGCACAACAAATTGCAGAGGAAAATAAAAAGCTTAAAACTACTTTAGAGTCAGGTGAATCAACTTATATTGAAACACTTAAAAATGCTCTTGAGAGTGAACTTGCTTTAGCTAAAGAATCTTACCGTAAAGCTTATGATACAGGCGAAACAGATAGTATAATTGAAGCACAACAGAAAATGAATGATGCTCAGTTTAGACTGTCACAAGCTAAACAATATGAGCCTAGATTTAAAAATGCTTTACAAGAGGATAAAAATCCTGTATATATACAACAAAATGAACAACCTTCATTTAAACCAGACGATAAAGCTTTAAAATGGCAAGAAAAAAACGAATGGTTTGGTAAAGATGAAGAAATGACAAGCCTTGCATTAGGCTTACATGAGAAATTAGTTAGAAGTGGGATTAGTCCTACATCTGATGAATATTACCGTCGTATTGATAGTACGATGCAGAAACGATTCCCAGAACACTTTGGGGATGCAACGCTAGACGAGGAAACACCCGCCCAGCGCACAAAACCTTCGACTGTAGTTGCTCCGGCAACGCGTAGTACCGCGCCTAAAAAAGTACGATTGACGAAGACACAAGTAGCGTTAGCCAAGAAATTTGGTCTAACACCGGAACAATATGCAAGAGAAACTTTAAAATTGGAGAACGCAAATGGATAATAAAAGATTAGATCGTGAACAAGATACAAGGGATGATTTTCAAAGACCTGATAGCTGGAAACCTGCATCATTACTACCTGAGTTTAAAAAGGTACCTGGTTGGGCTTATCGTTGGATTCGTACTAGTGTTATGAACGAGGCTGATAATCTAAATGTATCCTCCAAAATGCGTGAAGGATGGGAACCCGTTAAATTAGCGGACCACCCTGAAATGAAGTTAATGGTCGACCAAAATTCCCGTTTCAAAGACGGTGTTGAAATTGGTGGATTATTACTTTGCAAGATCCCAGAAGAGTTCGTTGCACAACGTAAGGCTCACTATGCTAAACAATCACAGCAACAAGCCGATGCAGTTGACAACAGCTTTATGAAACAAAACGATCCACGTATGCCTCTTTTCTCAGAGAAGAAGTCTACAACATCGTTTGGTAAAGGTAATTAATATAAACTTATAAGGAGAATAAAATGGCATATCCAACCATTAACAGTCCTTACGGTTTTCAACCAGTTAATCGTTATGATGGTATTCCGTACGCCGGGGCAACTTTACAGATCCCAATTGGCGCTTCGTACAATACCCCAATCTATAACGGTTCTTCAGTTAAAATCGTACAGAACGGCACGCTTGAATTATCAGCAGCTACAACTACCGGTACTATTATCGGCGTTGCAACTGGCTTTCAATACACTAATTCATCAGGCCAAACAGTTCAAGCTCAATACTACCCAGGTACTAGCGTTACTAACGCTATCGCTTACGTAGTTGTTGATGCATCAGCTGAATTTAAAGTATCATTAACAGTTTCAGGCGCTCCTACAGTAGTAGTTGGTGCTAATGCAACTATTGTTGGTACAAACTTAGCTGAAATTCAAAACAGTAACGGTTCAACATCAACAGGTAATTCACAAGCTTCATGTGTGATCCCTGCTAACGGTGCTGGTGCTGCTACAACATTACCATGGAGAGTAGTTGCAGTAGTTCCAGACACAGCTTACTTGTCAGGTTCTACAGTGCTTTACCCAGAAGTACTTGTAAAAATTAACAACCCACAGTTAACTGCCCTTACTGGCGTTAATTACGTAGCTTAACTAAGGAGAATAAAACATGGCTATTTCACGTGCACAGCTCCTAAAAGAGCTATTACCAGGACTTAACGCGCTATTCGGTTTAGAGTACAAGCGTTATGGCGAAGAACATAAAGAAGTTTATGAAACAGAGACTTCAGAGCGTTCATTCGAAGAAGAAACAAAACTTTCAGGTTTCTCAGCAGCACCAGTCAAAAACGAAGGCACAGCAATCGCTTATGACAATGCTCAAGAAGCTTGGACTGCTCGATACAATCATCAAACTATTGCTCTTGGTTTCTCTCTAACAGAAGAAGCTGTAGAAGATAACTTGTATGATACATTATCAGCTCGTTACACAAAGGCTTTAGCTCGCGCTATGGCATACACAAAACAAGTTAAAGCAGCTGCAGTATTAAACAATGGCTTCAACACTTCTGGTTCTTACAACGGCGGTGATGGTGTTTCATTATTTAACACAGCTCACCCACTTGTTTCAGGCGGTACAAACAGCAACACTCAATCAACTCCAACAGACTTGAACGAAACAGCACTAGAAAACGCTGTTATTCAAATTGCTGCATGGACAGATGAGCGTGGCCTATTGATCGCTGCTCAACCACGTAAGTTAGTAGTTCCACCAGGTAATCAATTCGTTGCAACTCGTTTGCTCGAAACTGAACTTCGTGTTTCTACAGCTGACAACGACATCAACGCTATTAAGAATAATGGTTCAATCCCAGAAGGTTACACAATTAACCACTTCTTAACAGATCCAGATGCGTACTTCTTAACAACTGATGTACCTAACGGCATGAAACACTTTGTGCGTACTCCGTTATCAACATCTATGGATGGCGACTTCGATACAGGTAACGTTCGTTACAAGGCTCGTGAGCGTTATTCATTCGGTTGGTCTGATCCTCTCGGTATGTGGGGTTCACCAGGCGCTGCTTAATTGCACACTTGGTTTTAATGTACTAGGATTAACCCTGCTTCGGCGGGGTTTTTCTTTGCCTGCTATTCATGATTTTCTCTATTTCACAGGCAAAATAAAAGCGTAATATGTGAAGCATACACACGGTGTGTATAAAATTTTAGGAGAACTACTATGTGGACAAAACCAGCTGCAACAGAAATGAGATTTGGCTTTGAAGTAACTATGTACGTAATGAACAAGTAATGATTATCGTAACAGATTGTTATTAAATTAGGGGCTTCGGCCCCTTTTTTTGTGCTATAATGCTTGCAAATAGTACGAATTCAGGTATTATTTGGGAATCCGGGTTACCCGGTTCATTAGACTGTCCCGGCAGACGCATACAAGACTAATGAGCTTAACTTTGTATGAAGGAAAAAATATCATGGCAATAACTACATTTAGCGGCCCAGTCCGATCACTCGCCGGTTTTATTACAGGTACAGATGGTGTTTCAACAGTTACAGCATCAACATTATCAGTAACAGCAGCTGATTATAATGGTCAAACAATCAATTTATCACGTGCAGCAGGTATTACAGTAACTCTACCAGCAGCTACAGGTTCAAACGCTGTTTACACATTCGTAATTACAACAGCAGTTACATCTAATAACTATGTTATTCAAGTTGCTAATGCAACAGATACTATGAATGGTTTAGCTTCAGTAGGTGGAACTACAGCTTCTGTATTTGGTACATTACCAGCTTCTGACACAATCACTATGAACGGTACAACAACAGGCGGTTTAGTTGGTTCTTATGTTCAAGTTACTGATATTGCAGCAGGTGAATACTTAGTATCTGCAGCTTTAGTAGGTTCTGGTACACCAGCAACACCATTCAGCGCAGCTGTAAGTTAATTAATCACTTGGGGGTACTTAGCCCCCTTACTAAAATAAAGGAGATTAATTATGGCAATGCAATATGATGTACAAAGTGCACACACAAATGTCAGCGCTAAGATGGTCGTAGGACGCACTAGAGTTAAAGGCATTGTTTTAGGCGGTGCAGCAGGTACTTTAAATCTATGGGATGCAACTCAAGCACCAACGGCAGTTACCTATGCTAGAAGCGCTGCCGGCGTTATTACAATTACACACAATGCTCACGGCTTTGTAGCTGGTCAAAAAATCGGTTTAACATTTGCTGCGGGTACAGGTGGTACAGCTACTAATGGCAACTATGTAATTCTTACAGCTGCTACTAACACATATACAGTTCAAGATATTAATACAGGTGCTATTACTGCTGGTGCAGCTGCTAACGAAAATACTCGTTGGTTGTTCTCAGTAGATAATGCAGATACTGTTCCATATAATATTATTGTTCCTGGTGAAGGCATGTTAGCTGAGAATGGTGTTTACGCACAATTATCTAGTGTTCCAAACGTAGAAATATTTTATGGCTAAAAAAGGCGTATCCTTAGCAGTCGGACGTGGTGAGAAGCTCCCTGTGTCTAAAGGCGCAGGTCTTACCGCTAAAGGACGTGCTAAATATAACCGAGCTACAGGATCAAACCTAAAAGCTCCGCAACCTGAAGGGGGCGCTCGTAAAAAATCATTCTGTGCAAGAATGTCGGGCATGCCTGGTCCAATGAAAGATGAAAAAGGTAGACCTACTCGCAAGGCTGCTTCTTTAAAAAGGTGGAAATGTTAATGACAAAATATTTTGAAAATGTAGATGAACATACTAAACATTTAATAGATGGGGTTTCGGTGGCAACAGTTATGGGTACATTAATGAGCTGGTTACCAGCAATCGCAGCACTCTTTACTATTATATGGACTGCTATTCGTATTTACGAAACTAAAACTGTGCAAGGCTGGTTAAAAAAAGGTAAGTAATATGAAATCTTTTATAGACAGAGTATTTAAATCAAAGCAACAAAAGCAAAAGGAATTATTAAATGAAATCACTCATAAAGAAGTTAAAGACCAAGCTACAGAAGCTATTGTCGAAGCTATCATTAAAGAAGTAAAAAAAGAAGAAGTAGTTAAGCCTAAAAAACCTAATCACTTCCCAGATTGTAATTGTTTTAAATGTTTAAGATGGAAACAAAATGCCTAGTAAATCTAAGAAACAACATAATTTAATGGCAGCTGTAGCTAATAACCCAGCCTTCGCTAAGAAAGTTGGTATTAAAAAATCAGTAGGAGAAGAGTTTATGAAAGCAGATAAAGGTAAAAAATTTAAAGGAGGCGGTATGATGGACAAGAAAGATATGGCTCAAGATAAAAAGATGGCTAAAAAAGCAGTTGGTATGCATGAAAGCCAGTTACATGGTGGTAAGAAATCTGATTTAGCTAAACTTAAAAAAGGTGGTATGGCTAAGATGAAAAAAGGTGGTTCATGCTACGCTAAAGGCGGCGGTATTGAGAAAAAAGGTAAGACTAAAGGAAAGATGATTTAATCATGGGACTATTAGGCAAAAACACAGCATCAGCAACAGCGTCACCAGACGGTGGAGGTTCTTCAGAGCCATCAGGATTTTTTGGTTCAATATTAAAAGATGCAGTTGGACAATTAAAAACTCAAGGTGGATTTGATTCTGCATTAAGTGGTACACCTAAAACTCAAGTTAATCTTAATTTAGTTGATGATAAATTTGAAGGTAAGGGTATGAAAAAAGGTGGCAAAGTGAAAGCCTCTTCGGCATCTAAACGTGCAGATGGTTGTTGTAAAAAAGGTAAAACAAAAGGAAGGATGATTTAATCATGGCTGATGCAGGAAAAAAACCTATGAAAGTAATTAAAGAAGGGGATATGTCTCCTGAAACTAAAGCTTTACCTGATGAAGTAATTAAACCACCAAAAGGAATTGGCGAGTCTGAAAAAGATATGGATCCAATACCTAAAAAAGCTGCACCTACAGGATATACCCCCAAAGATGTCAGCAGCAAAAAACCCGAACCTACTTTTAAATCAGACGTTGATGATATAGTATCAGGAGTTAAAAAAGTTGAGGATAGATTAAATAAAGGTATAGCAAAAGCTGCAGGGAAAACGGAAAAAGGAATTTTAAATACAAAACTCAGTAAAGACTATAAAAAAGGCGGTTCAGTTTCATCAGCTTCCAAACGTGCAGATGGTATTGCTACAAAAGGCAAAACTAGAGGAAGGATTTGCTAATGAGACCTTCACGTGGTATGGGTGCTATAAAGAAAACTAAGATTCCTAGTGCAAAAGAAAACACTATGCCTAAAGGCGTGGTTAAAAAACGTCGTGATAACACAGACTTTACTCAGTTTAAAGAAGGTGGACCTGTAGGACTTTATGCAAATATAAATGCTCGTAAAAAAGCAGGTACTTCAAGACCAAAATCGAAGTCTACAATATCACCTAAAGCTTATGCAAACATGAAAGCAGGATTTCCTAAAGGGAAAAAATAATGGTAGATAGAACCACAGGACAGACAAGTTTTAATTTAGATTTAAATAATCTAGTTGAAGATGCATTTGAACGATGTGGACAAGAGTTACGTACTGGATATGATTTACGTACTGCACGACGTTCTTTAAACTTGATGACGATTGAATGGGCTAATCGCGGTATTAACTTATGGACTGTAGAGCCTGGTCAGATTAGTTTAGAACAAGGTCGTATTATGTATCCGTTGCCTGTAGACACGATTGATCTACTTGATATGGTGACGCGTACTGGAACAGGATCAAACCAACAAGACATTAATATTAACCGTATTAGTGAATCAACCTACATTACAATACCAAATAAAAATGCAACGGGTCGTCCTATTCAAGTATGGATTAATAGACAAAGTGGCCAAGAGAACCCTACAGATATTTTATTAAATGAAACTTTAACAGGTACTGATACAACTAATGACGACACTATAACTCTCTCTTCTACTGTAGGCTTAGCTCAGTTTGGTTTTATTAAGATTGGTGTTGAAACTATTCAGTATGGTGGTATCAGTGGTAATACTATTACAGGATGTATTCGTGCGGTTAATAATACAGTAATTGCACCTCATTCGATTGGGGATAGAGTCTATGTGCAAAATCTTCCAACAGTCAATGTATGGCCAGCACCGGATCAAAGTAATTTCTATCAGTTTGTTTATTACAGATTAAGACGTATACAAGATGCAGGTAACGGTGTCACTGTAGAAGACATTCCGTTTAGATTTATTCCTTGCATGGTTGCAGGGTTAGCTGCTTATTTAAGTATGAAATTACCTAATGTTATGCCTGATAGAATTGCCATGCTAAGAGCAGACTACGAATCAGCGTTTCAACTAGCAGCAGATGAGGATAGAGAAAAAGCAAGTGTGAGGTTTGTACCTCGTGAAATGTTTTACCACGGGTAATTAAATGCCAATTAAATACGCTAGTGCCAAGAATTCCATATCCCAATGTGATCGATGTGGATTTAGATTTAAACTAACGCAATTAAAACGCTTAGTTATAAAGACAAAAAATGTTAATATACTCGTATGCCCAGAATGTTGGGAACCGGATCAGCCACAGTTAAGCTTAGGCCTATACCCAGTTAATGATCCGCAAGCAGTGCGAAATCCAAGACCCGACAGTCCTAGTTATTATCAGGCAGGTTTAAATGGGTTACAAACAGTAGAAGTAACAGGGCCATTACAAACTGAAACAGGTGTACCTACACTAGGTAGTAGAATTATACAATGGGGTTGGAACCCTGTAGGTGGGGCAAGACTAAACGATGCTGGATTAACGCCAAATGATCTAGTAGGTATAGGTAACGTAGGCACAGTAACAGTAACAACAACTTAAGGAGAAGTAACATGGCATATAAATCAGGAGCTGATGGTATTACTAAACAAGGTAAAACTAAAGGTAAAAATTTAGGCAATGACGGCGCTAAAGTAGGTATCGAAAAAGGCCCTAAACATGCAGGTTCTAAAGGTGGTAAAAAGAACATTGACATGAAAACTATGGGTCGCGGTATGGCTAAAGTTGCAGCACAGAAAAAAGGATAATTATCATGGCAGAATATAAACAACCAATCGTTGTACCTAATGCAGATATTAGTTTTAGCCAAGACCCTAACAAGTTAAAAGCTCAAGACTTAAATCAAGGTACAGCTAGACAACGTGTAAGTGCAGGGGACCCAGGTTCTAACAAAATGAATAGACACGGTGAAACACAAATTCGTGGTTGCGGCGCAGCAACTAAGGGTACTAAAGCTAGAGGCCCAATGGCGTAATAAATGAATTACAGTCAGCTCGTAGCACAGATACAGGATTACACGGAAAATCAGTTTACTACTACGGTAATAAATACGTTTATTACTCAAGCTGAACAGAGGATCTATAATACAGTCCAATTACCAGCGTTACGTAAAAACGTAACAGGTACAACTACGTCTGGAAATAAGTATTTAGCTATACCTACGGGTTGGTTATCTACATTTAGCTTAGCTGTAATTAATGCAAATAATGAATACTTGTATCTTTTAAATAAGGACGTGAACTTTATTAGACAATCATTTCCTGATACAGATTCAGATTTTTATGGTGTGCCTGAGTATTACGCAGTGTTTGACCAAAACACATTTATTATGGGGCCAACACCTGATGCCAGTTATGCAGTAGAGTTACATTATTTTTACTATCCTGAATCAATTACAACTGTGGCAGGTGGTACAACTTGGTTAGGTGATAACTTTAGTTCAGTTCTTTTATATGGTTCTTTACTAGAAGCTTACACTTATATGAAGGGCGAAAAAGACGTACTTGATAATTATAGAGTTAGATATGACGAAGCAATGCTTCTATTGAAACAACTTGCAGACGGCAAAGATAGACAAGATGCATATAGATCAGGTCAAGTAAGGTATCCAGTTCAATGATTTTAGGACAAGCACAGACCACGACGTTTAAACTAAATCTATTAAAAGGTTTAGAGAATTTTTTTACAGGTTCACCTTATACATATAAAATTGCTTTGTATGATGCAACGGCTACTATTAATAGCGAAACAACGGCATATACAACAACTAACGAAATTACAGGTACGGGCTATACTGCAGGGGGATTAACATTAACTCCTACGGTTGGTAGTGATACTAGTAATAACACGGCTTATGTAACATTTGCCAATGTAACTTGGAGTCCTGCAAATTTTGCTGCAGCAGGCGCCTTGATATATAATAGCACTACAAACGCATCAGTCGCAGTATTAAGCTTTGGTGGGGTAAAAACAGCCACTACAACATTTACAATAGAATTTCCAGCAGCTACCTCAACCACTGCTGTATTACGAATTAATTAAGGAGTCAATTATGAATCAAAGAGAACAAGGCGGATTTGGCGATCACGCTAGCGTCGTTTTAAATGCTGGTGCACAAGCTAATGAAACTGTAGGTATTGAAGGTATTTACAAAGTTGAATGCCGTGATAAAGACGGTAATTTAAAATGGGAAGATTCGTTTCCTAATCTAGTAGTTGCAGTTGGTAAACAACTCTTATTAGACACATTATTAAAAGGCGTTAGTTACTCAGTAGTTGGTCCGTTTTTAGGTCTTACAAGTGCATCTTTAACACCGGCAGCTACAGATACTATGGCTACTATTGTCCCATCTTCTGAATTTATTAACTACACAGTAGGTGGTTCAGCAGTACGTGGTACAGCAGTATTTGCTTCAGCAACGTCTACAGGTACAACACCAACAAACGTAACTACTTCAACAGCCACTGCGATTACTTACACAATTACAGGTGCAGGTGGTACAGTTTATGGATGTTTCTTAGTTACAGGTACTGGCGCATCAAGTGCTCAAGGTAATACAGGCGGTACATTGTACAGCGTAGGTAACTTCGCAACTGCTAAAATTACAACAGCAGGTGATACAGTAAGCGTTACATATTCAGCAACTGCTACAAGCTAAAGGAGCTTAAATGGCTCTTGTAGTCAAGGATCGGGTACAGGAAAACTCCACGACTAGTGGTACCGGCACACTCACGCTCTCAGGGGCAGTGCCTGGGTTTCAATCCTTTGCTGTTATTGGTAATGGCAATACTACTTTCTACACCATCTATGACAACATAGCTCAGGTTTGGGAAGTAGGTATTGGTACTTATACTTCTTCAGGCACTACTTTATCTAGAGATACGGTACTATCAAACTCATCTGGTACTACTTCACCTATTAGTTTAGCTGGTAATGCAGTTTCTGTATTTGTTACTTATCCTGCAGAAAAATCAGTTAATCTAAATGCATCAGGTAATGTAAGTCCATTAGGTACTGTTAGTTCTGGTACATGGAACGGTTCTACTATCGGTGTAGCTTATGGTGGTACAGGCGTTACAACATCATCTGGCGCTAACTCAGTAGTTTTAAGAGACGCTAATCAGAACATAAATGTTAATAGAGTTAATCAAGCTAACACAAGTACTACAGCAGCTGGTGGAACCACTGCACTGACCACAGCATCAAGTTACATTCATTCTCTCATTGGTACAGGGGGACAAACATATACATTACCTGATGCGACTACTTTAACTACTGGCGTAGCGTTTGTATTTAATAACCTCGCTACCGGAAACATAACAATTCAAGATTATGCTACTGCCACGATTGGAACAATTCCATCTGGTGGAGCTGGTGCAGTATTTTTAACTAATAACGCTACAGTTGGTGGTACTTGGGACTTACATAGCTATCTTCCAGAAGGCGTGACCTTCGGCACCAATGCGTTTAATCTCGGATCTGCAGTTATTACAGGTGGTACTTGGAATGGCGGCACAATAGGAACTGCTTATGGCGGTACAGGCTTAACTTCTTTCTCTGCAGCAAACTATGCTTTATACTCAACATCATCAAGCACACTAACAGCGGGTACATTACCTGTTGCAGCGGGGGGTACAAATGTCACTTCATTTACAGCTAATGGTATTGTTTATGGTAATGGTACATCTGCATTAGGTGTTACAGCAGCAGGCGCTACAGGAGAAGTCTTAATAGGTAATACAGGATCTGCTCCAACGTGGGGTTCATTATCAGGTTCAGCAGTTACAACATTCCAAACATCGTTAAGTGGATTAACACCAAGTACAGCTACAACTGGCGCTGTAACTTTAGCAGGCACATTAGGTGCTACATCAGGCGGTACAGGATTAACTTCTTACACGACTGGTGATATTATTTATTCATCAGCTACAAACACATTAGCTAAATTACCTGCGGGTACTAACGGACAAATACTTAGTTTAGCTTCAGGCATTCCTTCATGGATCAATAATACAGCATCTGGTGTTTCGTTTGTAGTAACAAATATTACTGCGTCTGCTAGCCAAACAACCTTTACAGTTAGTTATACAGTAGGTCTAGTAGAAGTTTATAGAAACGGTGTTAAATTAGCGATTGCTGACTATACAGCATCAAATGGTACTACGATTGTTTTAACTAACCCCGCTAATGCAGGAGATGTGATTGAGGTCGTAGCGTTTGGATCTGTTAATACAGCAGCGGTAATTACAGCAGAAGACTTTAGTGGTACAGGCTCTCAAACAGCATTTACAATGTCTGTAACCCCAGCTAACTCAGCATCAGTCATTATAGCTATATCAGGTGTCGTTCAAGACCCAAGCACATATACAGTATCAGGAACTACATTAACATTCTCAACAGCACCCCCAGCAGGTACTGACAATATTTCATGCCGTTACCTAGCTCTACCTACCACTACGACAGGAACAGGGGCTGTAATTAATGCAACTAATGGTATAATTATTAATAACCAAACTATCTCAGCTTCTTATACAATACCTGTGGGCAGTAATGCCATGAGTACGGGTCCTGTAACAGCAGCAAGTGGTGTAACCGTTACTGTCTCTGCAGGCAGTAGATACATAGTTATTTAAGGATAAAAATTGGCATCTCAAATAAATGCAAGTAATTCTGGTTTTGGTGGCATAGTCTCTACTGGAGATTCTAGCGGAGAATTACAACTTCAAGCAGCTGGTACTACAATTGCTAATATAACTGCAACTGGAATGGCTGTTACTGGCACTTTATCTGCTACTGGACGATTAAATTTACCTACATGGACAACAGCTACAAGACCATCAAGCCCATCAACAGGAACGACAGGTTATAATACAACTACATCTCAGATAGAAGTTTATAATGCTACATATAGCTCATGGGTTAATGCAGGATCTTCTGGAGTTACTTATTCTGCTACATATTTAGTAGTAGCTGGTGGAGGGGGTGGTGGAACAAATATTGGTGGTGGTGGCGGTGCTGGAGGATATTTAACTGGTACTACTAATTTATCAGTCGGAACAACATATACAGCTACTGTAGGTGCTGGTGGCGGAGCAACAACAACAGGAAGCAATTCTGTATTCTCATCAATCACTTCATCTGGTGGTGGAGGTGGCGGTAATTATGGAACAAATGGTAAAGCAGGGGGCTCCGGTGGCGGAGGTGGTGTAGATGGTGGTAGCGGAGCTGCTGGAACATCTGGTCAAGGATTTGCTGGCGGTAATGGCGTTGCATCTATATCTACAAACTTTCCATCTGGAGGTGGCGGCGGATCTTCTGCGGTAGGAGCTAATGGTACATCAAATGGTGCATCGGGTTCAGGCGGAGCAGGAACAGCAAACTCTATCACGGGATCATCTGTAACATATGCTGGAGGTGGCGGTGCTGGTGCGTACAATAATTCAGTAGGTAGCGGTGGATCTGGCGGTGGTGCTAATGGAAGCAACGGAGCAAGTGGAACTGGCGGATCTGGAACAGCTAATACAGGCGGTGGAGGTGGCGGTGGAGGCTACAGTAGTGGAGCAGGTGGAACTGGCGGTTCAGGTGTAGTTATTCTTTCAGTCCCCACGGCAAACTACACAGGTACAACAACTGGTTCACCTACAATTACAACCTCAGGTTCTAATACTATTATTAAATTTAACTCATCTGGCACATATACAGCATAGGATAAAACATGGCAAGCATAGTAGTCGCAGGAGATACATCAGGAACCGTAACCTTAGCTGCCCCAGCAGTATCAGGTACAACTACGCTCACCCTGCCTACAACAAGTGGGACTGTATTGACAAGTGCAAGTACTATTCCTACAAGCCAATTATCTGGCTCTATTTCTTCAGCTTCTTTACCCGCTGGAAGTATTATTCAAGTTATTCAATCTACAAAAACAGACGCAACTACAGTCACAAGCACTTCTTATGTTGATGTAACAGGCCTATCATTATCTATTACTCCGTCATCTACATCTAGTAGGATTTTAATTATGTATTCAGTTGATGCAGGCACAAATGGGGATATTTGCCATGGGTACGGAACTTTAGTTAGAAATTCTACTGAAATTTTTAAAGCTGATGCTGCTGGAATTAGAAGATGTGCCACATTTGTTGTTAATACAAACGGACAAGGCCAATATACATTTAGTGGTTCTTATATTGACTCTCCATCAACTACTTCAGCAACTACATACAAGATTCAAGTTTTAAGTTCTAATGGAACTGCTATAGCTATTAATAGATCAGGAAGAGATGAGAATTTAGCAGGGTATGATGGAAGAGCAGTATCTTCTATAACAGCTATGGAAATAAAAGGATAAATAATGCCACTCTTACTTACAGGCGCAGCAGGTTCATCTACACTAGATAGTTCTACAGGGTTAGCTATTGCTACTTGGACAACTGCTACACGCCCCACAAGCCCTGTTGCCGGACAGATTGGGTATAGCTCTACTTTTACAACATTAGAAGTTTATAACGGTACAGGATGGGAAATTATTAATGGTGTTTGGACGACAGCAACAAGACCTACAACCCCTCCTATGGGAACGATTGGATACAATACAACGACAGGTCAAATAGAAGCTTATAATTCTACAACTGCAGTATGGGCTAATGCCGGGACTTCTGGGGTTACATATTCAGCATCTTATTTAATTGTAGCTGGTGGGGGTTCAGGTGGTAATCAGTTAGGATCATCAACTTATGCTTCAGCAGGGGGCGGAGCAGGGGGATTATTAACTGGCACATCAACATTAACTATAGGAACAACATATTCGTTTGTTGTTGGTGCAGGGGGCACAACACCAAGCATAGGTTCTAATTCTACAGGATTTAGTCTTACAGCAATTGGTGGTGGTTGTGGCATACCTACAGGTGCAGCTTCAAAAAATGGAGGTTCTGGTGGAGGCGGTGGAGACCCTGTAGGTGCTGCAGACACAACAGGCGGAACAGGCACTGCAGGTCAAGGTAATGCTGGTGGTAATAACTCAGGAGGCCAAGGAACATCTGCAGGTGGTGGCGGAGCTGGTGCCGCAGGTTCTGGAACACAAGGTGGTGTTGGACTCTCAAACTCTATCACAGGCTCTTCAGTATTTTATGCTGGTGGAGGTTCAGGTACTACAGGTTCAACTGTAACTGGCGGAAATGGTGGTGGCGGAAATGGTGGCTTATTTGCCAACTCAACTGCTGGAACTGCTAATACTGGTGGGGGCGGTGGAGGTTCTCAAGGTCCAAGTGGGGGTTCTCAAGCGGGTAAAAATGGTGGTTCTGGAGTAGTTATTTTATCCGTACCCACAGCCAACTATTCAGGCACGACAACAGGTTCACCTACAGTTACAACATCAGGTTCTAATACTATTATTAAATTTAACTCATCTGGCAGTTATACAGCTTAATTTTTAAAGGAGAAAAACAATGTCACATTTTGCAAAAGTAGTAGACGGTAAAGTAACACAGGTCATCGTGGCTGAACCAGAATTTTTTGATACATTCGTAGATTCAAGTCCAGGTACTTGGCTACAAACAAGTTATAATACGTATGGCAATCAACACCCAGAAGGTAGACCTTTAAGAGGTAACTACGCAGGAATCGGGTTTACATACGATGCAGTAAACGATGTATTCTATGCCCCTAAACCATCAGACACAGCAGTGTTAAACGAAACAACATGGTTATGGGAAGATACAGAAGCTCAAGCACCAGAATTACCACAAGATCCACAAGGATAACTAAATGACATACGCAGTCAATGTAGCAACACTAGGTTCTAGCGGAGGAACGTCCATATCTACATGGACTACAGGAACTCGTCCATCTTTACCTTTAACAGGGCAGATTGGATATAACACAACTACAAGCTCACCAGAATATTATAACGGAAGTTCTTGGCAATCTATAACTACAACAGGAAAGTCTATTGCTATGTCAATAGTATTTGGAGGAAGTTAATATGGCAGCACCTAATATAGTCAATGTAACAACAATTACAGGAAAAACCACAGGAGCAGCTCTTACTACAAGTAGTGCAGATATTGTCACTAATTCAGCAGCTAGTGGTAAAGTATTTAAAATAAATGCTATTTATGTAGCTAACGTTGATGGTACAAGTAACGCTGACGCTACAGTATCTTTTTTTAATGCTGATAATACAACATCATATAAATTAGCTCATACGATTACAGTCCCTGCCGATGCAACATTAGACTTAATAAGCAAACATATTTATCTTGAAGAAGGTGACAAAATTACAGCTTTAGCCTCTGCTAATGGAGACTTAGAGATTGTTGTGTCTTATGAGGAAATAAATTAATGAAACGTCATAATGGCGGAATAGTGGGTAAATTTAATGCCACTTCAACCTCTAGTGCAAAAGGTAGATTTTCTTTATCTGAAATACAAGAAGCCCTTTTAAACGGCACTTGGCCATTACAAATTATTACTGCTGACTATTTAGTAGTTGCGGGCGGTGGTGGTGGTGGTGGGGATAACATTAATGGAACACAATCTGGTGGTGGTGGAGCAGGGGGGTTTTTAACTGGATCTTTAACATTATCTAGTACCACAGTTTATACCATTACTGTAGGTGCTGGTGGTGGCGGTGCTGGTGGTACTAATCGTGGTGGATCAGGATCAGATTCAGTATTAAGTGGAACAGGAATAACTACAGTCACATCTACAGGTGGTGGTGGGGGAGCGGGACGAAGTAATAATACTGGTATAAGTGGTGGTTCAGGCGGTGCATCAACTAATAATGGCTCTGCTGGATCAGGTACAGCTGGACAAGGTAATAATGGCGGTGTAGGTAACAGTGATGGTGGTGGCGGAGGTGGTGGCGCTGGCGCAGTTGGTGGTACTCCTAATGGAGGTAGTGGATTAGCATCTTCTATCACAGGCTCTTCAGTATTTTATGCTGGTGGTGGTGGAGGCAGATTAGGTACTTCTCCTTTTACAACAGGCACAGGTGGCGCAGGTGGTGGCGCTAATTATGGAGGCGGTGGCGGTGCGAATACTGGTGGCGGTGGTGGAGGTGGTGGTGGATCTGGTGGTGGATCTGGTGGTTCAGGAGTAGTTATTATTTCAATCCCTACATCAAAATATACAGGAACAACTACAGGAAGCCCTACTATAACAACTTCAGGTTCTAATACAATTATGACATTTACAGCTTCAGGCACATATACAGCATAAGGATAAATCATGCCATTAACACAAGTCCCACCAGCGCTTTTAACTTCCACTACAGGAACAGGATCAACTGTTGTACTAGGTACATCGCCTACGATTACTTCGCCTACTGTTACAGGCCAATTAAATTTTCCTGTGTGGACTACAGCTACACGCCCTGGAAGCCCAAGTATGGGAACCGTTGGATATAATACTACAACAGGTCAAATCGAAGTTTATAATACAGATTCTAATACATGGAAGAACGCAGGTACTTCTGGAGCTGGATATACCGTAGAATATTTTATTGTTGGTGGCGGAGCTGGTGGTGGTTTTGGTGTTTATGCATCAGGTGGTGGAGGTGGAGGTGGATATACAACAACTTCAAGCTTATTTATTTCAACAGGAGTTTCTTCAACTGTTACGGTAGGTGCTGGTGGAGCAGCTTACACTTCAGGGCAAGTTTCTTCTCTTGTATCTAGTGGGACAACTTATTCAGCTGCTGGAGGTGTAGGAGGAAATCTAGGTGCTGGTAACTACGCAGGGACAGCTGGTGGTTCTGGCGGTGGTGGTGGTAGTTATGCTGCTTATGGCGCTGCTGCTAATGGTGGTACTGATGGAAGCAATGGAGCATATAGTGCTTATGATAGCGGAGTAGGACAGGGAACTACAACTCGTTATTTTGCAACCGCTGGAGCAACTCTTTATTCTGGCGGTGGTGGTGGTGGAGCTAGTAATTATTCAGGTTCATCGGCTGCTGGTAGTGGCGGTTCGGGTGGTGGCGGTGGAGGCGGTGCAGCTGGTACAGGTACAGGAACTGCAGGAACTGCAAACACAGGTGGCGGTGGCGGTGGTGGCGGTGGTTCAGCAGGGGGCAGTGGTGGTACTGGAGGTGCTGGAGGATCAGGTATTGTTGTTATTCGCTACCCCGGTGCTCAAAGAGGTACAGGTGGTACAGTCACTTCAAGCGGTGGATACACATATCATACATTCACAACATCAGGTACATATACAGCATAATGTTTGGATACGCTGCCTTTGCTCAACCTACCTTTGCTTCCTTAGCGGGTAATGCGATTGTATTTTCTTTAGTTGAGAATATTGGGGTAGCCGATGCAAATAGCCAAGTCTGGAGCTTTACACAAAATGTTGCAGAGAATATTGAGGTTGGAGATTTAAATTCTCCCGCAGGTATTTTCATAGGTACACTAAATGAGAACATAGGATTAGCAGACGCAAGTACACAATTATCAACGTTCTTACAAAGTATCACAGAAGATGTTGCTGTTAACGATGTAGAAAATATAAGCGCTCAGTTTAGTGCATCAGACACAGAAAATATCGGAGTCCAAGAAGAAGCTATACCTTACTTTGCAGCGTTACAAAGCATTACAGAAAATGCAGATCTAAACGACGTTGAAACCATAGCTGCAAACTTTGTAGCTTCAGATACAGAAAATATAAACGTAGCCGATGATGCTACCGTGACTGCTCAATTCGCAGTATCTAGAACTGAGAATATAAACCTAGCTGACTTAAATAATATCACTGCTAACTTTAGTGTCACAAGGGCAGAAGACATTACGCTAGATGATTTAAAAACAATTATCTCTATATTTACGTTTGATATTACAGAGAACGTTAACGTGGCTGATGCCAACATCACATCAGCTAACTTTGTACAAAGTATCGCAGAAAACGTCAGCCCTGCAGACTCTTATGTTGTGGTGGCTAATTTTGCTACTTCTATTACAGAGGCTATTACGCTACTTGATGATTTATGCTATAACGGCTGGTTTAAGATTGATGATTCACAAACTGCAGCTTGGGCTGCTATTGGACCTGCACCTGCTGGGGTCTGGGTAGATGTGAACGATGCTCAAACACCAAGTTGGGGCGCAATTGATACATCACAGCCTTGTAAATAAGATATAATACGGATAACTAAAATAAAGGAATTATTATGGCAAGTACCTATTCACCACTTAAAATAGAGCTTATTGGAACAGGCGACCAATCGGGTACCTGGGGGGTCACTACAAACACTAATTTAGGCACAGCAATTGAAGAGGCTATCACAGGAACGGCCGATGTTACATTCTCAAGTGCTGACGTTACTTTAACCCTTACTAATACTAATACAACCCAAACTGCTCGTAACCTACGTCTAAACTTAGTAGGTACAGTAGGCGCTGCCCAAAACCTAATTGTACCTAGTATTGAAAAGCAATACATTGTTAATAATACTTTAGGTTATGACATCACAGTTAAGAACTCAACCGGTACAGGTGTGGCTGTACCTGCAGGCAAATCCATGATTGTGTTTAATACAGGATCAAACGTGGTTGAAACAGTAACAGCTCTAGCTACAGGCACAGTGATCCCCGTTGCAAACGGTGGTACAGGCGCTTCTACTGCATCTCTTACATCGTTCAATAATATTACAGGCTATACAGCGTCCGGTGCTACGGGTACTACGAGTTCTAACTTAGTATTCTCAGCTTCCCCTACTCTAACAGGTACGCCTCTAGCACCTACAGCGGCCCCTGGTACTAACACTACTCAAGTTGCAACCACTGCGTTTGTAGGAGCCGCGGTCACTGCAGCCACAGGTTCTTTAGGAACAATGTCTACACAAAATGCTAGTGCTGTTGCAATTACAGGAGGCACTATTACGGGCACTACAGTTAACACTGTAACAGTAGGATCAAATGCATCAGGAACTAAAACAATTTCAACAAGCACTCCAACCGGCGGTTCAGATGGAGATATTTGGTACCAAGTAACTTAATATAAAATGCCATTAGTTTATGTAAAACAATCCGGTGTTTGGAAAACAGTCCAACGCATCTACGTTAAAGATGGAGGAGCTTGGAAAAACCTTCAAGTAGGACTTGTTACGCAAAGTGGTATAGGCAAACAATTTTATCCAAATTCAGTAGGTCCAACAACTTATAGTACTGCAGGGTCTTATACTTACACAGTACCTGCTACAGTCACTTCTATTAGTGTGGCTGCCACAGGTGGCGGCGGTGCAGGGCAAGTATCATTTTTTAATGCAGGGTCATGGACTCAATCTAATGGCGCTGCAGGCAGTAGTTCTACAGTAACTAACGGCACTTGGACAATAACTTCTAATGGCGGTGGAGGTGGTTCATCTGGCGGAACAGGTGGTACTGTATCTATATCAGGTGCCTCATCTACTACACTTAATCAAACAGGTGGAAGTAAGTCAGGTGGTACTGGCGGTAGTTCATATTATGGTTCAGGTTCCGCACAAGGTGGAAGTTTTTCAAAACCTGCTACACCAAATTCTGGAGCAGGGGGCGGTGCTGGATTCCAAAATGATGGACCTCAAAACTATGGTGGCTCAGGTGGTGGTACAGGGATTGCAGTTTTTGCAGTAACACCCGGTCAAACCATTAATATTACAGTAGGTGCAGGTGCTACAGGTGCCAATGTTGATTATACAAAAGGAAGTAGTTTTGGCTCTTACGCAGGTAATGGCGGCACGGGTTTTGTATCTATTACACCAATAAATCCTAACGTTACTACATACTCTACTAATGGAACTTTCACAGTACCGATAGGCATAACATCTCTTACTATGACTGCGGTTGGTGGTTCTGGTGGCGGAGGTGGCGGAGGTACTGGAGCTGGACAGACAGGTAGTACATCTAGTAAAGATAGTAGAACAATTACTGTTACTCCCGGTGAAACACTTACTATATCTGTAGGTCAAGGGGGCCAAGGCGGCAGGTCAGGTATATCTAATTGCGGCAGTAATGGTATAAATTGGATTAACATTAATAATGATCCCGCACAAACAAGAGGACAAGGTGGTAGCGGGTATGTTAGTGGAGGTGCTGGAAGTGGCTCTGGATGCCCTAACTCATTTAATTCTACTGGTGGCTGGTCTGGCGGCGGTGGCGGGTCAAGTGCATATGTATACTCAGGTGGAACAGTTATAGCTGGTGGTGGAGCTGGTGGTAATGGCGGTATAAATTATGGTGGTGGTAGCGGAACAGGTGGTACAGGCGGTAATTCAGGTACTGGTAATCAAGGTGCAACAGGGGTAACAGGTGGTGCTGGACAAGGTGCAACATTCTCTGGTGGATACGGAACTGACGGTTCAGCTGGATATGTAACTATCTCATGGTAAATTATAAAGAATCAGTAGAGTTTATTAATGCTCATAAGGATAAAGTAAGAGGCGTTATCATGACTACTTTAAGTTGCAAAGCTTGTGAACCTATTATTAATATATTTAATGAGTCTACTATACCGTTTGTTGCATTAAACGCAGATTCAGATGATTTAATTTATAAACCTCTTGGATATCCACAAACGTATTTGTTTTCTGAAAATAATAAATGTTATACAAGAGTAGATGTTTTTGATTCTAGAATGTTTTATGAGTGGTTAGATAAAATTAAGGATTGGGAAGGAGTTTAATATGAATGAATCAGCAAGAGAAGCAGCAAGTCGGTTTATAGGCAAGTTCGGTATGCCTATGATTGTATTTTTAGTTTGTGTAGGCGTATTTGCCGCAATGTTTTTATCTGCCGAAGCATTAACACCTGTTATAGGATTAGTATCTACTGCAGCTATGGCGCTCATTGGTATTCTTACAGGTATTACAGGTACTAAAGATAAAGAAGAAAGACCTGAAATAGAAGTCATTAAAGAGCTTGTAGCTAGATTAGATAAATCAGAAGTGCCTATGTCTGTAACAGTTGAAGGAGATAAAGTTACAGTGACTAAAGGTTCTGACTCAATTATTACAAAGGGTAAACAATGTTAAGCATACTATCATCTATCTTAGGCTTCGCTACAGCAGGGCTTCCAAACGTTTTAAACTTCTTCCAACAAAAGGGAGATCAAAAACATGAACGTGAGATGGCTAAGCTACAAACCGAACGTGAACTTCAAATGGCTGAACGAGGTTTTATAGCTCAACAAAAAATAGAAGAGATTAAGCTAGATCAAGTTGAAGCACAAACTTATGCAGAAGAACGTGTAGCTTTATATGAACATGATAAAAAATTAGTTGACTCTGCTTCTCCTACAGTACGTAACTGGAATGGTATGGTAAGACCTGTGGTTGCATTTATCTTTGTAGGTGAGTTAGTCTTAATTAATTTTGTATCATTAGCTTGGGCTATGTGGTCAGGCGTTGATTTTATTGTAGCTTCTCATGAAGTATTTTCAACAGATGAAATGGCTATCGTAGCATCTATTATTGGTTTCTACTTTGGCTCAAGGACTTGGGAAAAGAAATAAGTGAATGTTTCAGAACGCGGCATTAAGCTCATTAAACATCATGAAGGCATGCGTTCTCGGCCCTATCGTTGTCCTGCTGGGCTGTGGACTGTTGGCGTGGGTCATCTTATTGGGGATGGCAAATCTTTGCCTGAATCTTGGAATAGAACTTTTACGGAAGCTGAAATAGATGGAATTCTTAAATCCGACCTACGTCGCTTCGAGCTGGGAGTACATAAGATGCTACCTAACGTGTCTCTTCGACAACATGAATTTGACGCTATTATTAGTTTTTGCTTCAATTTGGGCCTTGGATGCTTTCAAAGATCAACACTCCGTCAAGCGCTTCTACGCGGCAATAAAAAGGCGGCTATGGAATCGTTAGTGAAATATTGTCGTGCAGGTGGTAAAATACTTAGAGGTCTACAAATTCGTAGATTAGATGAACGTGCACTTTTTGAAGGTAGATAATGGCACTAAGTAAACTTATATTTAAACCAGGAGTTAACCGAGATCAAACTAACTATGCATCAGAAGGTGGTTGGTATGAAACTCAGCTCGTTCGTTTTAGATCAGGCTTTCCTGAAAAGTTTGGTGGTTGGACAGTATCTAACTTAAATCAATACACAGATTCTGCACGTGCTATATTCTCATGGTCAACTACTGATGGATCTAACTTATTAGGTATTGGTACTAACTCAAGAGTTTATGTAGGTGCAGGTACAACATTACATGACATCACACCTGTCTATGCTACCTACACTAATGCTACTACACCTTCTTCTAGTAATTGCATAGGTACGACAAATGGTTCTAAAACAGTTACAGTTACTATAACAGGTCATGGCGCTACTACAGGAACTTATGTATTATTTAGTGGTATTGCTGGTCCTACGATTGGGGGTATACCTGTAACTGAAATGAATACAACTGTTCAAGTGACAGTGCTAGACTCTAATACATTTACGTTCCAAGCTACAACGACTGCTACATCAACTACAACAGGACAAGGCGGTACAGGCATTACGGTTATTATTTATATGCCCGCCGGATACCCTATAGCTACTGCAGGTTATGGCTGGGGTACTTCTACTTGGAGTCGAGGTACTTGGGGTTCTGGTTCAACATCACCTATCTTCCAACCTGCACGTCTTATTTTTATGGATAAGTTTAATAACGATTTAGTATTTAATACTCAATACGATGCAGTATCAGGTACAGGTGGTGAAATATATTATTGGACATATAACACAGCGTTTAGTAATGATGCAGTTTTATTAAAATCATTAGCAGGTGCGGTTGCTGTACCACAAAAAGTTACTAAGATATTATTTACACCACAAGGTTTCTTACTTGCATTAGGTTGTACTAACTATGATGCAACAGCGGCGGCACCTGATTATTTAGGAACTTATGATCCACTACTTATTCGTTGGTCTAATGTTGATCCTGATATAGGTCCTGAACCCGAAAATTGGCAACCTACAACTATTAACACTGCAGGGTTCTTACGACTTCAATCAGGTTCAAGAATTGTAACTGCAATTAATACACGACAAGAAACACTTATATTTACTAATACATCATTATCATCTATTCAATTTTTAGGTACGGCTGAGGTATTTGGTTTACAAGAGTTATCTCATAACATTTCTATCATTGGCGCTAATGCACTTGTGGGCTCTAACAATATTACTTACTGGATGGGCCGAGATAGATTTTATACATACTCTGGTCGTGTAGATACATTACCTTGTACGATCAGACAATATATATTTACTGATATTAACTTTACTCAAAGTGCGCTTATTTTTGCAGGTGTTAATAATAAATTTACAGAGATTATTTGGTTTTATTGTTCTGCAGCTTCTAGTGAGATTGATCGCTATGTAGTCTTTAACTACCTTGAAAACATTTGGTACTACGGACAATTATCAAGAACTGCATGGATTGACTCTGGTGTATTTAATAACCCTGTAGGACTATCTAATGGCTGGGTATATCAACATGAAAACGGTACAAACGATGGACAACCTTTAGGAGCTGCTCCACTTCCTATTACTTCGTTTATTCAATCTGCTGACGTTGATATTGATGATGGTGATAAATATATGTTAATACGTCGTGTTATTCCTGATATTAACTTTAGAGGTTCTGATACTAATAATGAAGTAACAGGTGCTGCAATTATTCCTGAAGCTGATATTACTGTAGGTGTACGTAACTTCCCTGGTGCTGCATCAGCTACCATAAATGCAGAGGGTGTTGCTACAGGTGCTACGATTGTAACTGCGACAGCTACCGTTGACCAATATACAAACCAAGTATTTATTAGAGCTCGTGGTCGTCAAATGAATTTTAGAATTGCATCAGATACTGTAGGTACGCAGTGGCAACTAGGTATGCCAAGAGTTGATGCACGGCCAGATGGAACAAGAAACTAATGACTACTTCCGTTGTAAGAGCTACTAAGGCCCCCAACTTACCTATACCTACAATTGCGTATAGTCAAACAGTTCAAGAATCTTTTAGTAATGCACTACGTTTATATTTTAATACTTTAGATGCCTTTACTACGAATTTAAGTACTACCGCTGGTGGATCTGCTTTAAGCTTTCCTCACATTGCGGCATACGATACAACCGACCAATATGCTACGGCTAGTAATACACCTACGATTGTTAAATGGAATACATTAGATTCTGGTTTAGGTTTTACTTTAGATCCAGGGTTTTATGCAACGGCTGACTATACTGGGTTTTACAAAATAGATTACAGCCTTCAGTTTGCTAATACCGCAAACGCACCACATGACGTAGTAGTATGGATGAGAGTTAATAACATAGATGTGGCTGGATCTGCTAGTAAAATAACTATAACTTCTCGTAAAAGTGCAGGCGTTCCTAGCTATGTATTAATGTATTCAACTATACCTTTTGCAGTTAACGCAGGGGATGAGATAGCACTATGGTGGGCTACGGACTTAGCTTATAATCCTGTAGGACCTGTAGATGGTGTTTACATGGAATATGCACCAGCACAAACTGTACCATATCCTCACCCGTCAATTCCCTCAGCAATTGGCGCAATTACCTTTGTTTCTAGACTATAGATATGATATTATTACTGTATATTTAAGGATTTTTAATTATGATTAATCAATCAGCACAAGGTTTAGCTTCCCTAGGTCGTAACGGCGATTCAATGCTCGTCCATATGAGCCCAGAAGAAGTAGGTGGCCTTCAACAAATAGGTAATTCATTAGGCATTAAGATGTCTACTAACCCTCATACCGGTATGCCAGAAGCATTTAGCTTTGGCGATTTCTTTACTTCATTCCTACCTACCATTGTTGGTGCTGCTGTTGGTGGCCCAGCTGGTGCTGGATTTATGTCTTCAACGATGACTCCTATTTTAGCAGGTGCTGGTACAGGCGCTTTGTTAGCTGCAGCTAAAGGCGATGATCCATTAATGGGTGGTCTCATGGGCGGTATGGGTGGTTATGGTGGTGCTGGATTAGGCTCAACATTTGGTAAAGCATTTGGTAAAGTCGGCGGAACTACCGCAGGTGCTGTAGATGATATGATTGCTGCAAATACTGCGCAACAATTAACAGGCGGGGGTGTAGGAAATATTGGCGCTTTTAGTAATTTTAAAGATGTAATATCTCCTGTAGCATCTGCTACTCCTAAAGCTGTTACAAGCCTTACAAATCAAATTAGTCCATTTACTAATAATGCTTTAGGTCCAAGCTTAGGCGTACAAAATGTAAATCCAACAGTTGGTGTTAACGCAGGTGGTTACGATGCTGCAGCTACAGCCGCGGCTGAATTAAATAAACCCTCACAAATTATGACAAACTTAGGTGATTTTGGTACTGGGGTTAAAGAATTAACAGGTTTTGGCGACATGTCTATTGGCGATGCCTATAAAAAATTCACTGACGCTGGTGGTACTGCTATGGACTTAGCTATGCCTGTTGGAGGTGGAGTATTAGCAGGGATAGAACCTTCTGATTTAGGTTATGGTGGTGGTGATCTTTATGATGATCCGGATAAAGGTAAATACAGAGGTCCACAAGGCCAACTTAATTTAAGTGATAAATACGATACAGGCCTTCGTTTAGTTGCAAAGGGTGGTTACATTGATGGTTATGCTCTAGGTGGTGCTGTTCGTCCTAATCCGTCTGTAGGTGGAGGACTATCTGATTTATATAACCGTGCAGAAGGCGCTACTACACAAAATATTTCAAGTGATGGATATGGTATAGGACGTCTTAATAATCTGGCAGGTGAACAATCTATGTATCAAGCTCAAACATTAGGTTATGCTGAAGGTGGTAATGTTTCTAATTATATGACACCAAATACGCCCCTTTTAAATCAAAGAAATGTTTTTTTAGAAACTATGACAAAAGATAATCCTACCCCTGTTAATTTTGATAGCTATACTGGGAATATAACTCCTAACACTCAGAATGAATTAACCTTGTTTAATACTATAGGAAATTTAAAACCCGAAGCATTAGATTATTTGTCAGAACTACGTAAAAAAAGTAATTTTGGAATGGTTAAAGGCGGATATTTAGATGGCGAAGGTGATGGTATGTCTGACTCAATCCCTGCTACAATAGAAGGCAAACAACCAGCTCGTTTAGCAGACGGTGAATTTGTAGTACCTGCAGATGTTGTAAGTCATTTAGGTAATGGCTCATCTAAAGCTGGATCAAAAAGATTATATGCTATGTTAGATAAAGTAAGACATGCACGTACAGGAAATAAAAAACAAGGTAAAGAAATTAAGGCAGAGAAATACCTACCTGCATGAACACCGTACAAATCGTAGCACCTAATAACATATATAATGTTTGGGAAGATATAAAAGAATATTTAAATGCATCAATCAATGTAAGCGGTGGTGATTTTACTTTAGACCAATTAAAGTTATTACTAGTAAGAGGCGAACAAACTTTATTAGTATCCGTCAATAAAGAAAATAAAATAAACGGAGCCATGACTGTAGAATTTATTAATAATGCTAATGCAAGAACTATGTTTATTACAGCATTAGGTGGTAGTGGAATTGTAAATGATGAAACGTTTAGCCAAGTAGAAACATGGGCTAAAATGCAAGGTGCGACAAAAGCTAGTGCATGGGCACAAGAAGCTCAAGCAAGACTGTATAAACTAAAAGCAAACTTTAATACCGTACGAATGGTTGTGGAGAAAGATTTATGAAATTATTTAATTTGTTTAATTGGGTAACTAACCTAGTAGAAACATTTACCTTTTATGGTGGTGGTTCTAAAGGCGGCGGTGGTGGTGGTAATACTACGCAAACTTCCTATTCTACAAACTTGCCTGAATATGCTAAACCATTCTATGAAGAGCTTTTAAAACAAACAGGTAAACAAGTTTATCAAACAGATGCATCTGGTAATGTTACAGGTGTTAAAGAATATACTCCATATACAGGTCCACGCGTAGCAGCGTTCACACCAGAACAAGAAGCCGTACAAAGAGAAGTAGCAGGCATGACTACACCAGGCGGTTTTGGTACAGCAGCTTCTGGATTAGGTGCCGGAACAGCGTTAGGTTTTGGTGCAGCGGGTGCTGGATTAAGTTCTGCATTAGGCTACACTCCAACAGCTATTTCTGGTGGTACATTTACACCTGGCGCGGCAGCGTATTATGGTAGTCCATATGAATCAGCAGTAACAGACGTTGCAGTGCGTGAAGCTCGTCGTCAAGGTGATATAGAAAGATCTCGTGGCGCAATGGGTGCTATTGGTCGAGGTACATTTGGTGGTGCCCGTCAAGGTTTAATGCAAGCTGAACAAGATAGAAATCTAGCGCAAAACATAGGGGATATTAGAGCTAAAGGTGCTCAGGCTGGATATGAGAACGCACAAAAAATGTTTGAAGCAGACCAAGCTCGTCGTATGAAAGCAGCTGAACTAGGTCAACAAGGACAACAATTTGCTGCAGGTCTTGGTAAAGATATTGGTCTTGGTGGTCTACAAGCTGGTATGGAAGGTGCTGCTAAAACAGGTGCATTGGCTGCAACAGAACAAGTATCTAACCTTGAAAGACTTAAAGCACAAGCCGCATCGGGGGGTGAAAGACAAGCACTACAACAAGAAATTGATAACCTTAAATATCAACAATTCCAAGAAGAACGTAATTATCAAAAAGCACAACTTGATTACCTCAGTAATATTCTTCGTGGTAACGCAGCAGCATTGGGTACTACTCAAGTACAATATGCACCAGCTCCAAGTTTAGCTTCACAATTAGGTGGTGTAGGATTAGCAGGGTTAGGACTTTATAATATATTAGGAAATAGATAGTATGAACATTATTAAACTACAGAATATGTTACGTGGTGTGGCTGATGAGGCACTTATTGGTTATGTTCAAAATCCACAAGGTGAAGTACCTAGTTATTTAGCACTAAGTGAATTACAACGTAGAAAAGATACACGTGCTAAATATCAAGCTGAACAAGCTCCAGAATCAAGTGTAGCTGAAGAATTAACACAAACTCCCAGTCAAGGCGGCCTTGCGACGCTAGCTAAAAACCCACAACCTGGTGCTCCTATGTCGCAAGGTGTCGCCGACTTACCTGTTGCTGATGATATGTATCAAGAAGATAGCTTTGCAGGGGGCGGTATTGTGGCATTTGAAGATGGTGGAGATGTAAAACGTTACGCTGCTGGTGACTATGTTATCCCCTCTAAAACTCCATCAGAATATTGGCAAGCTATAAAAAATAGCGGTAGTATTGGTAAATCATTTATGTATAACAAATTTGAAACTCCATATGATGAAGCTATTAAATATTATGCAGGGTTAAAAAATACAGCTACTGATCCAGAATCAGCAAGACAATTAGATAATGCTATTCAAGAATTACAACTACAAAAATATCAATTTACTCGTAGTAAAGAAGATCCTACTGAAAGAATGATGCAAACAGGCCTTAAACCTACATTCTCAGGTAAACCTTTACCTAAAGTTATAACATTGGAAGATTTAGATAAAAAAATAATTGGAGATACTAATCCTCCGTCACCATCGGTAAATCCTGTTAAACAAGTTAAAGAAGGGGCAACCGGTCAAAAACAAGACGAGCCAACAATAAAAACTACAGAATCTGTAGAAGTAACAGGTGATCCTTTCTATTTTGAAGAAAGACCTGAAGTTGTAGCTGAACAGGAAAAACAACGATTTAAAGATATGTATGGTGAAGACCCATTTACTAAACGTGGTAAAGAACGTCTTGAAAAAATGGAAGCTCGTGCTAAACGTATGGAAGATATGGCACCGGGTATGGCTATGTTAGAAGCAGGATTAAGTATAGCTGGTGGTAGTTCTCCGTTTGCTTTACAAAATATTGGTCAAGGTGCATTAGCTGGTGTTAAATCTTATGGTGAGGCTCAAAATAAATTAGCTGATCTTGAAGAAAAACGATTTAACGTTGATTCTAAACTTGCAGATGCACAAAGAACAGTAGAACTTGCTGCTATGCAACATGGCTTTAAGAGTGAAGAATATAACAAAGCTGCTAATGATCTTAAGAGACTTGAGTTACTTAAAGGTAAACTTGATATTAAGAAATACGAAACACTTGCTGGCACTAATGAAACAAAAATGGTTATGAAACAAAAACAAGATTTCTTAAGAGATAGAGATAAATATTTAAAAGATAATTGGCGAGTTAAAAACGCTATAGATGTATATAATGACCAAAATGCATTTAATAAACTTAATGAAACACAGAAAAAAGCTGTATTGCAAGATGTAAATACGTATAATCTATATGTACAAAATTTAAAATTAAGTTATCCTCTTGCTAATATGGATTTACCTGCTAGAGATCCCATTGCACTTTTAAATAGAGTTAGATAATAAGGAATAGACTGAGCCTACTATGGCATTAATAGACGAACTACGCGCTAAATATCCTGACCGATATAGGACTATGACCGACAAGGAGGTAGCCGATCAACTATATAATGCTCACTATGCCACCGAAATGCCTAAGATTACTTTTTATAAGCAATTAGGTGTAGACGTTCCCGAATCAAGTTATGCTGAAATAATAGCTAGAGATATACCGTTAGCTGGTGCGCAAGGTACAGTTGGTTTATATGAAGCGGCTAAAGGTCTTACAGGGTATATTCCATTCACAAAAGGTAAAATTCCTAAAGCAATAGAAAGCGCAGAAAAATCTGTTCTTGGTGGTACATCTTCCGACTTACAACAATATCTAGAGTCCTTAAAATCTGAAGGTCAACAAATGGTATCGCAAGGTGCCGCAGAAATACAACCTACAGGAAATATAATACAAGACACTATTGCACAACTTCAATACGCTGGACAAAACCCACAACAAATACCACAAATAATTGCGCAATCATTGCCATCTACTTACGGAGGTGCATTGGTTGGTAGGGGTATAACTAAAACTGCTGGTAGGTTTGGTAAAGATGTTTCTCCAATTACTGCCGCTGCATCGGGGGAAGGTACAATAGCTGCTGGTGCTGGTCTTGAGTCTATACGTCAACAAACAGAAGATAGAGAAGTTACAGGTGGACAACAAGCTATAGCCGCATTTAGTGGTTATATGACTAATAGATTAGGTAGGCTTGGTGCTAAAGCAGCAAAATATCTAGATGCTGGTGATATAGATGTTATCTGGACACAAGGCACTACAGGTGTTACATCTGCTGCAAATCAAAAAGCGCAAAGTAAACTATTAGCTGGTCTTAAGTCAGCACTTAGCGAATCAGTATTTGAAGAACTTCCACAATCAGCGCAAGAACAAATATCACAGAACGTAGCTCTTGGTAGACCTTGGGATGAGGGCGTTGCAGAACAAATGGCTGGGGGTATAATTGGTGGTGCAGGTGCAGGGTTTGGTTTTGGTGCATACAATCAATATAAAATAAACAAAGCAATAGAAGACATGCCTCCACCTGGAGATATAACTGCAGAACCGCCAGGCACAGATATAGAAGTACCAAAGACAGATACTAAGAAAAATGCTCAAACAAGAAAAGAACTGTTAGACTCTATTGAAGACGAAGAAACTAGAAAGTCATTAGAAGAACTTTTAGGTAAGAAAGGACAACCAAGTGGAACTCAGCAGACAACAGCTGGAACTAGCGATGCAATATCTGGACGATCCACTGATGGAACTGCCGGAGGAGTTAAAAAACCTGTCGGAGGTGGAGTGGCTGGGGCTGCAACTGATGAACTCACAGATAAGACTGGAGAGGCAAGAAGCGACGTTGCATTAGAAAACATCACAACAAATGATGTAGGTAAACCTTTTCCAACAATAGGTCAAGCGCATAAATTCCGTAGAGATAATAAGTTACAAGATTTATATTCTGTTAAAGAATTAGATGATGGTACGATTGCTCTTGTGCCAAAGATACCAGTTACAGAACAACAACCCCCAGTAACCAAAACTAAAAAACCTGCAGTAACTAAAGAACCTGAAGTAGCTGCAGAAGAAACAGAAGAAGATATAGCAGATGAAGAAATAGGCTGGGAGAAGTTTGAAGAAACCAAACCTGATGGCACTATGACTACAGGATATAGAAGAAAACAAACTACAGCAAAAACTCCTAAATCAACTGAAGTATTAAAAACAGCCGCAGAACTTACAGAAGCTGATAAAGCTGATTTAGATCAAGAAGAGTCAGATGAAGACGCTGCAAGCCAAGCTAGAATAAATGAAGCTAATGAAAACGGATTTGATGATTTACCTGATTATGTTAAAACAGGTTCTAAATTAGCTGCTAAATCCCCAGTAGTACAGGCTAATGAATCTAATCCTAATGCAGATACTACAGTTAAAAAACAAGAAGCTAGGCGATTAGCAGTTAAACATGCTGCATTTGACCAAGCAATGGACGAGTTTGATACTGTAAGTATTGAAGACTTTGATGCAAGATTAAAAGAATTATCTGATGAGAAAAAGGCTGAAACAGGTAAAGAATATTCTATTAATAAACCTTTAGAATTTATAAAAGGCCTTACTCAAGCACAACGTTTTAGTAATTATTATAAAGAGTTTAATAAATTTTTAGGTACAAAACAATTAAAACCTAGAAGAATTAAACAAGCAACTACTCGCGAAGACTTTTTAAAAACTCTATCTAAAGAAGAAAGAAAATTATTTAATAGAGCATATTCTAGCTATATAACTACACAAGTTAAAACAATGAAATCTGGTGTTGGGTCTGTTGATGAAACGGAATCTAATGTAGATGCGTTATATAGAAAACTACAAGCTGAAATAGAATTGGTTAAAAAGAAAAAAGGTAGCCAAGCTAAAGTAGATAAGTATAAAGCTCAGTATTTAGCAGAAAGACAAAAACTACAAAAAGTATCACAGTCTAGACAAGTTGTTGAGAAAGATACATCTGCACTATTTGATAGAGTTGCTAATTTAGAACAAGCTATTAAAGATGGTGAGAATGAAATCAAGTCTATTAAAGCTGCCAAAAAAATTAAAGATAAAGCAGTGCAAATTAAAGGTGTTCAAACACAGATTAATAAAGACAGAGCTGAATTAAAACGTGCTAAAGCAGAATTAGATATTGCCCAAAAAACTACTACAGTACTAGGCGCTCCGGGAAGATACACAAATATAGCTGATGAAGATACTCGCGCTGCTGAAATAGTAGCTAAAGAAAATAAAAAGAATGAAATAAAAGAGACAGGAACTCCTGAAGAAGTAGCGGAAGTTCTAGATGAAGAGACCGAAGAAGAAGCTAAAAAAATAATAGCATCGGATAAAGAAAAGGCTCAAGCAAAAGCTGAAGAGAAGGCTAAAAAACAACCTAAAATTACTGTTGTTGGTAAGCTAAACATGATTGTGTCTAAGAGTATTACTCAAGGTAAGAATGCTATTGAGATATTGTCAGACCTGTACGATAGTAAGAATAAAGAAAAAGCTCGTAGCTACCAACGCACTGCCCTGTTGTTTAGTGAAGTATTAGATAAGCTTAAGAAAAAAGGTTATGCCTTACCTAAAGTAGTATTTGGTCCAGTACCTAATGATCGTCCTGGTATGTTTAATCCAGAAACAAATACTATTACAATTAATGATACTTCAGAAGTAGAGTACGGTAGGGTATTAGTGCACGAAACATTACATTATTTATTAGACCATATAGTAGAAGAATATCAAAAAAATCCTAATAGTAACTTACTATCCCCATCTCAAAAAGCATATCTAGGAGCCCTAGTAGAATCATACAACTATGCTATACCGAAATTAGGTGAGCAATTTAAAGGCATGGAGTTCAAAGAGTTCCTAGCTGAAGCAGTGGAAGGCATGCAGTTTTCAATAGAATTAGGTAAATTAAAACCTATGCCTGGTCGTGTATTACCATTCTTACGACAATTAGCTAGAGACATTGCAGGTATGTTAGGATTTAGACTTGAACATAACTTGCCTGCGGTAGATAAAGGTGCACCAGCTCAAGCCTATATATTAGAAGCAGTATTAAACGATATTGAAAGTATTCTTACAGGTGAAGATTATGTGGCACCTAATCCATTATTTAGGTCTGGTGATGTATCATTTGCTAGAAAAATAGATTTATCTGATGATGCCGAAGAAGCTAGTAAAGTAGAAAGAACATTTGATGAGTTAGTAGATAATGATAAGAGCACCATGTTAGAACGTGGAATTAAAACTTCCATACAAAAAACAGTTGAGCTTTTCTCCAGTGGTCAAAACTTTATAGATGAAATGGCTACTCTATTTTCTAATGAGCGGTTTGTATTAGAAAGAATACAAGAAAATATGGATAGAGCAGGGTCTATAAGCTATGCTGATGATTCATTTAATAACTTTTATGATTATATATCTACAGCTTTTGGTAAAGCACAATGGTATTTAAAACAAAAAATAGAAAATCCTAGAAAGACTTATATTAGAACTTTAGCTAATTTTGCAAATGCTAAGGGAGTATCTAATTCTAAAGCAGCTACAATATTAAAATACTATCAAATAGCGTTTCATGCACCTGAAAGACGTATGACAAAATGGTTAATGAACGTGCCATTAGAAAAATTAAATAAGGTTAAATTTAGAAGTTCTTTATTTGGCACTGTAAATGACACTCCAGCAAACATTAGAGAAAGAATTTTTGATACGATATCTTCTGATGTTATAGCTAAACTAGACGAGCCTCAAAGAAAATATATTGCTGATTCATTAAGAAATGATTTAATTAGATTGGTTAATTCTAAGGGTGCTATTACTGAAACAGGATATAGTCCAGCAGGTTATAAGAAAACAAATATGACAGAAGCAGACTATAACGTTATTGAAGATTTAAACTTTAATGATGAGCAAGCATGTAAGAGTAAGTATATGGCTGAGTCGACTGAAATGAAAACTTTGGTACAACAATTCTTTGCTTCTAAAAAACAATTACTAGATGCTACTATAGAATTAAATAGAATGTCAGGTTACTGGAGTACTGCTACAGACGCTATTGTTGAGTTTTATGGATGGAAAAACTACTCACCATTCAAGGTTAGACCTGGAGATAAAGCAGCATCTAAATTAAACATTGAAGGTACTGCATTAGGTAATACGGGTAAAGGTTTTACAGGCGGTAGATTTGAAGGTAGTAGTGCTGATGTAGAAAACCCAGTGCATCAAGTATTGGTTGAAGCTGCGCAATCTGCTGCTAGAGCTGGTGCTGATGGGTTAATGAGATCAATTATAAATGCGGTAAATCAAGGTTATCTAAAAGGTCATATGGTAGATGCCAAGGGAATGCCTCGTAAGAAAGCTGAAATAAATAAACCTACTTATACATTCCAAGAAAGATTTACAGGAAAAGTAGATGAAGCATTACTAAAAAGACCTGATATATTATATTCTTACAACAAAGATGGTTCTATGGATTTAGTTAGAATTACTGATCCAAAACAATTAGAAGCTATCCGTAGAACTTATGCTATTAATAATGAAGGAATAATAAATAGTGTAACGCAATTTTTAAATAAAGGTACAAGCCTCATGGGTCAAGGGCACACTAGATTAAACCCTGGATTTGGTCCTTATAACTTTGTACGTGACCTTTTAACCAATGCTGGTATTGTATCAATGAAAGAAAACCCAGTGTTAGGGGCTAGAATTATTTCATCAGTTGCAACAGAATTAATAGCTAAAAGAGGTTTAGCTAAATCAGCTAGATTCTCATTCTTATTTCACAATAATAAAATAGATGATATTAAAAAATTGGCGGATAAAGACCAATTCTATCAATCTTTAATTGAGTATGGTGAAAACGGTGGTAACGTTTCTGTGGTGCAAGGATTAAGTGCAGCTAGTGCTATGGAACAATTATCTAAACAATTAGATAAAAGTCTGACTTTAAAAAATAGAGATGATGTACTTAAATATTTTGATATGTATAACTCAATGTTTGAGTTTGGTGCTCGTGTAGCAGTATATAGAGTTATGAAACGACATTTCCAAAATCAAATGGCTAAAGAATTAAATGTACCACCTAGTCAAGTAGAAAAAGCTGCAATTCAAAAAGCCGTTGCATATACAAAAAATCTAGCAAACTTTGAAGAACGTGGATTAGCTACTAAACAATTAGGTACTTACTTTATGTTCTTTGGAGCTAGTGCTGTTGGTGCTAGACAAGCTTTAAAAGCTTTAAGTCCTGCATGGAGAAAATATGAAGCAGTAGCTAATACCTTACCTGAAGTAGATCAAAAAGATCCAGTTAAAATGGCTAAATTTAAAAAACGTTTTATGTACCAAAAACATATGAGTAGATTAGTAGCAGCTGCTATGATAGGTATGGGTTATAGTATATGGCATTTAATGCACATGATGGCAGGGGATGACGATGACTTAGATCAAGAAGGTAGAAATAAAATAGCTACAGATGACTCCCGTAGGTGGACTAGAAATGCTAGAATTTATTTAGGTTATGATACTAATACTCATAAAGATATAATGGGTAATATACCATGGGGTTTTGGTCCTAATGCATTTATGGCTTTTGGAGCACAAGTAGCAGCATATACTTCAGGTGAAGGAGTACAATTAAAAGACTTTGCTGTTAATACTCTTCATATTGCAATGGACTCTTATCTTCCTATTCCTACAACAGGTATTGATCCAGTAGAAAATACTACAGCGTTTCTTGTTGATTTAATAACACCAAGCGTAGGCAAGCCATTTATTGAATTTGCTATGAATAAAAACTCATTAGATATGCAAATTTATAGGAGTAATTATAGTAGGTATTCATCCGCTTATGCTGGTAGTGATGTTGTGCCTAAATATTTTAAAGACGCATCTGAAACATTATTTGATGCTACCAATGGTAAAGTAGTATTATCGCCAGATCAAATGTATTTCTATGCTAATAATTTTGCTGATGGATTAACTAAAATAGCAGAGAGTTTATATGGCGGAATAGCTGTGTTAAAAGGTGAGAAGTATTTTGATCCTGAAAAAGACCTATTTGTTTTAGATAGTTTCTTGTCTACTACTTCTAATCTTGATGCTAGACGATTCGATGTTTTAAGGAACAATATAGAACGTAAATCTAAAGTATTAGAAGATATGAAGCTACGTAATCCAAATCAAGCATACACATTTGCTACAGTAACTAACCCTCATTTAGATGTAAAAATAAAAGTTTTAAACTACTTTGATAATAAAGCATTAAAGCCATTAGATACGGCGGCTAATCAAATTAGAAATAATCCTTTGCTTACATCTAAAGAAAAAACTGATCTTTTATATAGAAACAAACTAGAAAAGAATCATGTAAAAAAAGGTGTATATGACACTATAAAATCACTAGATGATTTAGGTGAAGATAGAATTAATGTTTTATTAGAAATGATTGATCAGGATGAAGCAGCGATGGACTTACGCAACGCGCCAGACTCTAACCCCTAGATGTTTGTCTTTGCTGGTTATAAAAACTTTTACTTGTACTTTAGCCCTTTTAGCACCACACTCAACGGCATAAACCATTTCTGCAGTATTTAAAGTAGGTATAAAAAAACTATCCCCAACGTCCATATGTTCGAAGGGGAATAGCCACGTAGGTTCACTATGCTGATCCAGAAATCTCTCCTTTTACTTTATCTAATATATCTTTCTTTTGAAATGCGTAGCACATTAGATTATATTCAGAACTACTTGCATCTTTCCAACCTGTCAGCATGCGTTTTTTTTCTTCCCAGAATTTAATATCTGAATTAGCAATACGTTTTTTAAAGTCGCTCTTATTAATATCCAATTCAGCAATTAGATAGTTATTAAATATACTTCTTGGTATATAGATAGTGCCTGTATCGTCTTCTGCTCTGATAACTAATGGTGTTCTAGGTTCATCTGCAACCTTACCATCTCTCATAACTAAAGTGCCAGAGTGGTTCTTAATTAAAAACTCTGTAAGAATATTCTCATAGTCGATAGTATTAAACTGGATAACATTGTTCTTGATGTTTAGCATCTCTGTAACCAACCTAGTATATAATTTTTCTACATTACAATTATCTAATATGCCATATTCAAGAGCTAGTTCACCACAACCTAAAGGTAAGGCAATCAAGTTATGATAGTATCTATCACCTGGGTCAGTACCATAATCTGCTACAAATCTGTCTACCCATTTCTGAAAACGTGGTCCTAGCTTATGGTCGTCCTCCATACTGTATAGCCTAATTACTTCACCTTTGTTTTCTATATCAAATAAAGCTTGTATAAATTTAGGGCCAGAGTGACCATAGTTTAATTTAAATGTTTCAAACACTCGTTTACCATAGTTTAAATCTGTTTGTAGTATCTTAGGTTGACCTAACATAAATTCTATAATACGAGCAACCTCACCGTTAGGGTCATGTTTCAATGCGGATAACTTATCGTATATAGATTTATTAGATGTAAACAAAGCAATCATACTAGCTGAAGCTTCAAAATCTCGTTCTGCATTAACGGATGCTTGCATTCTAATTTTAGGTTTACCAGTAGAAATCATATGAGATAATTCTGATATATCTTCAGGGTCTAAGTTAGTTACCTCATCGTGTGCATACGTCATATTATGTAGGGTGCTAATTCTTCCTTTTAAGGCATTGAATGTACCGCCTTTTTTAGCATGAACATATAATACTTTAGGGTTACCCCATATACTTACAGCTGAAAATAATGCTCCTGTTTTAGCCGCACCTGTATCACCTGTTAAACAAACAATAGCACCATCTGTATTAGTGTAAGCCATAAGAGGAGATGCAAAACCACATAACATAGCATATTGATGTAGTTCCATACCAGGCGCATCTAGTTGATTAGCAGCTTTCTTCCAATCTTCAAACGTACCTTTTGGTGTCATATGCCTACCAATCTTATCTGTAATGGCGGAGAAAGGTATTTTAGTTTCACTACCATCTCTTTTATATTCTCTATCACCTATAACAAAAGATGTTCTATCATCATCAGTCCAACCTAATTGATTTCTAATAATGTCTGCCTCCATCTCATTAGACATGACAGTACCCCATTTAATTATATAATCCATAACTGTTACTACCTCGTGCTTTCTTAAATAAATACCATTATTGGCTAAATGTGATGCTGTTTTAATTGGTTCATAAGCTAACCTAATTGGGAATAAAAACTCTACTGGTTTATCTTTAGGAAATGTGCATCTTATTAATAGGCAATCACCATCTGCTGGATTTTTAAGTCTTTGTCTTGGTTTAAAATTATAGCTTGATACTTCAGTTGGTTCTTGTTCTATGTATTGTTGTGTTTCTTCATTCCATACAGGAAGTTCTTTTTTATAAATGCCACCATTAGCCCCGTGAATATATGGAAACATATTAGGTGGTAAGAAAAAAACTTCTTCAGTAGCTAGTGCAGTAGTAGAATTTTGAGTTATTACTTCACCTATTTTTTCTTCTACAGGTACAGGTGTCATTTTAAATACTTTACCTAGTTTAAGGGGGTTAGTAATCCTACCTCTATGTGGGCAACCATTACAACCACCTGGATTAGCATTGTCAAAAGAATTACAGGAATGGACGCCATCAAACGAAGCCGCCTTTAATATCGTAGCTTCACGGTTATAGTTTTTAGCCCCTTCTGATAAGGTATGTATTGCAGTTTCAGCATCTACGCAACGACTAGCTACGGTTAGTCCAGCAGTCCATAGTTCATAACTAACGTCATCAGGATGCTCCATCATGTGTTTAATCTGATTACATCCAGTGCCTGCAATACTTTCTTTTAGTATCTTATCGAAGCTAGCTTCCCAGTTATCTAGTCCATGCATTCTTCTTTCTTCTTCAGTTAATCCTTTGAATGCAGACTTTAATATATCTTCAGTAGATTGTGTTTCTTCGCCTAGAAATTGTTTAAACTCTTCAAAGACGTAGACAGGTAATTCATCGCTAATTACTTTTGTTGGTGATGGGGGATTAGTTTTATAGTTAAGGCAGTTAGGTGCGCGAGTTACACGACCTTTATCAGCTGTTACTGATGGGTCTATTTTAAAGCCTTTATCTAGGCATAGCTTTTTAAATTTCTCAGCATATGTTTTCCATTCTTCAATAGGAATATCAGCATCAAATGCCCACCACGCCCATATACCTCGGCCAGAGTCTAGTCTAATAGGTGGGGGTAAATTAACATCTTCAATAAATTTATCTATTGCATTGTTAGCTTCTTCTTTAGATAGATACTTTTTATTATTTTTTTCCTCATCAGGTACATTATCTTGAGGGTCTACGTCTAAATCAACAAATAAAGACCTAGAATATAAAGCATTATCTTTTCTTGAATAACCTTTTTGAGAACTATGTGTGACATATATATTGTCTCCATCTTGTTTTAATTCATTTATTTTAGGTTCTATTTCATCTATTGATTCTACATAATAATTAGTTGTTTTGCCTGTAAGAGATATAGTTGCTATACAATACACCCCTTGAGATGGCAATACTTTCTTATAAAATTCCGTTGTGCCTATCATGTTTATTCTTTCTATTTTTAGAGACAACACTGCCCCACCACACCAAACGTGTGTTTTTAAAATAACTACCGAGAAATTCTATTTTACTACTTTTTAAATCTTATTGCTTACGTTATACTCTAAATATTTTTTAGCATCGAGAAGAGTACTTACAGGTAAATCCCCCTCATGTAGCCCTTCTCTAACCAATACCATAAAGTTTTCAATACGCGTACAATTTTTATCTCTAATAGCCTTGCCTCTAAACCAACTATGAATAGTCATTCTTGATACCCCAAAAACTTCTGCCACATATTGCGCAGGTAGGTTAGCTTTGACACATAGTTTTGCCAATCTTACACCCAATCTTTTTGAGTCAAGATCAGATAGAGCCATTAAATATCCTTTACTATATGGTCTTGCCATTTATTTCCCCTATGTTTTAACTGACCATTTTTTCATTACATCATTAGCATTGTTTACTACTTGTGGTTTAGCTTCTTCAGTACTTCTTAATACTGGCTCGTCCACTACATCTGCTACTGGCGTACTTGCAACTTGTGTTGTAACAACTTCTTCACTTGTTGAGTCAGTTTGATATACGGTTAATTTAACAGCACCCTCTGCGGCGGCAGATTTACTTTGTCTTTGTAACACTTCTAAGTCATTAGCATTAACAGCAGCTGCTGGACTAAATAAAACTTTAGGTGTAGAAGCTTTAGCATCAAATTGCATGCGAGTTACTACACGACCAGCACTAACATTATTGTTAGCTAATAATTGAACATAAGGTCTGAATGGATACTTACCGCCTTCTTCCTTACCGAAACATGATGTAGCAGGTAAAACTAATTGCATAACATCGCCAGCAGGGTCGTTAGGTAATACAACAGCCATTCTCCATGATAGACGACATGCAGTCCCTGTGCCATTAGCCCCTGAATTTTTAGCACTAAATTGACAAGTATCGCATGTTTTAGATTGTGGTGTTTTTACATCAATATCAGGTACACGAGAATCACTAGACCAACATGTAGGACTAATCTTCTCACCTTCCTTATATGATTGTGCGTAGAATGTTCTTGATGCAGTATGTGCCATCTTAACAATTACAACGTCCATGTAATTATTTTCTGAAACACTTACTTCTTTACCACCAACTACTTTTCTAAATGCTTTACCACGAATTGAAATACGTTTGTTACCTTGATTTATGGCACCACCAGCAACGGCTAAGGTATCTTCATCTAGCCCTGTTTGGATTAATGCACCACTATTTTGTAATATTACTGATAATTCATTACTCATTATATTCTCCACTAAATTGACTTGCTTGTTGGTTTGCGTACAGTTATTTTAAATTCTCGCATAGTGCTGATACCGGGAGGAAGACCATCCTCTGAACGAGAACTCATAAACTCTTTAAAATTATTCTGACTTATACGTTGTTGCAAGAGGTCTAGTGCGTTGTTTTCCACAACGAATTGCTTAAAGTTGTCCCAATCGCTACAAACAAAATCTTCTTTTAAAGACTTAATGATAGTCCCACTCCCTGTACGAATGCTATCAGCATTTATTTCATTGCAGGCTAACATCATAGCCCGTTCCAATTCTTCTAAGTCTGCTTTTAATTCAGCATCCTTTAATTCAAATTGGTTCTTAAGTGTATTCCTCTCTGTTCTAATTGTCAAGTATGTTGTTACTAAATCATCTAATTTCATATCACTCATGTTTCTATTTCCTCTCTATAAAGATCAACTAATTTACTATGCATATCTACTTTGTTTTGTAGCATATCATACATTCTCCTTTCAATATCTGAACCTTGTAAATGAACTACTGTCATTTTATTTTTCTGACCAACTCTATCCATACGGGCAATACATTGTAGATATGTTTCGACTGATAACACTGGAGACCAAAACACTACTGTGTCTGCCGCAGTAAGAGTTACACCATGCGATGCCGCTTGAGGTTGAATAACTAATACACGAGGGTCATACATGTTTTGAAATCTAGATATAATTGCAGAGCGTTCGGTAGCCGATACTTGTCCGTTAATTATTTCATTAGTGATGCCATGTGCATCAAGATACTTAGATACTACTTGAATGGTATGTCTATATGGCACGAAAATAATTGTTTTGTTTTCTGTCTCGTCTAGCACCTCTTGTAATGCATTTAGACGTGGACTAATATCAAATTCAATAACATCTTTATTATCCGTATACACTGCCCCACCAGAAATTTGTAGTAGTTTGTTAAGGTTAGCCGCCGCGTTAACCGCAGTTACTTGTTCTCCAGCCGCACTGATTAGCCATTCTTTTTTTAATTCACTATAATATTTATGCACTTGGGCTGTTAGTGGAACTTCTCTTGTCTGATACATAACGTCGGGTAAGTCAAGACAATCTTTTTTAGCATATCGTATAGCAGGTTTTAATGCTTTAAATACTTCATCTTTTGCGTTCGTCTTTGGTAGCCACTTAAATCTAGATACTTGATACATAACTTTATCTCGCCATCCTGCCGTCACCTTAGGAACTCTTTGAGGACACACTAATCTAGCTAATCCATATGCATCTACTGGGGACTGTGAAGCTGGGGTTCCTGTTAACATCCATAATCTAGTTGATGGTTTTAATATTTTAGCTAAAGTTTTCCATCGGGAAGTTGTAATAGTTTTATAAGCATTAGCTTCGTCTATTACAATTAAATCAAACTCGGCTTTAGATATAGCATCTCTGACTACATTTACGCCATCATAATTTATGATTACAAATTCATATTCACCATTAATTATTTTTGTTCTTTTCTCTGCGGTGCCATGTGCTACTGCTACAGTTCTATGCATGCAAGTATTAAAGACATCGCCTTGCCATGCTGAATACATAATAGATAAAGGACATATGATAAGAACACGTTTTATTTTGCCTTGCTTCATAAGATAATCAGCCGCCCAAAGTACTGACGAGGTTTTGCCTGTGCCTGCTTCATTAAAACAAAAAGCACGATGATTAATTGATAAGAATTCGGAAGTTACACGTTGATGGTCGAAAGGTTCATATAACCCTGGCCAATTATAATCTCTTGTGATAGGGGACGGTAAATTGTTTCTAAATGATACTAGTTGGTTTAGCCGAGTCATTTCATCCAGCCCCCAGTATACTAGCACTTCGGAGAGATTGCCTCTCTGTTCTAATACTTCGCTTTTTTCTATGTTATTAATTATGCTATCTACTATGTGAGTAGGAGCAACAAATTTTACTGCTGAATTTTCTATAATTTCCATACTATCCTTTAACTAAGTCTCACCGAGACTTCTAAATATTACTAACTGACTAGTCTACTACACTAAACTTATATGTCAAGTATTATTTTTTACGTTCTTTTTTACTAACTTCGGAAATTAAATTACCTTGAGAATCTCTTTTGAATGAACGGTTTTTAGACGCACTTTGAATACGTAATCCGTTCTTATTTGAACCGCCTTTGTCAAGTGCTTTTACATGAGCAACGTCTTTACCTTCTCGCATATCAGCCTTGCCATTACCATTTAAATCCTTACCTTTTTTATCGATAGAACGACGACCACGCTGACGTTCCATACGACGTTCGTGTTCACCACGAGCTTTTTGTTGCTCGTATTCTTTCTTATAGGGTCTTGGTTTATTAACGTAAGGCATGGCTATATTATATCTTAAGTCTTATTAAAATCACAGCTTTTTACAGGACAGTATCCACATAGAGGGGTAGGGTTTGGTTGCCATGTATTTGAAATATATGAGTTATCTAATCTTAAAAGTGTTCCTAAAAACTGCCCCCAATACTTGTCTATGTCTTGTCGTTTATATTCTTCGGGGATAAATTGGTTATGAGCTAAGAATAATAATCCTGCTTTAACTTTATTTATCTGCGGAAAATGGGCAAACGTCATTAGTGCCATAAGTTTTAATTGTTTAGGGTCGGGATACTTATTACTTCCCGTTTTATAATCTACAATAAATGCAGTGTCACCATCAATAATAAGTAAGTCACAAATACCACGCACCCAACGGTCAGAACTCTCAAACTCGCAAGGCGTTTTTTCTTTTGTAAGTGCCATTTCATGTTCACAATATTTTTCTCCTGGAATTGCGATTAAATTATCTACTAACTCTTTATATCGCTCATAATTTTTAGCTAGTGCAGTATTACTTCTTACATAATCTTCGAGTGCTTTATGCACCTCTTTACCATATATAGTTTGTGGAGTGTCTTGAGAAATGTAGTTTTTAGCTACTCGAATTTCGTAGTATTTTTTAGGACAGTTTTGATATTCTTTAAGGGAAGAATAAGACCATGTAAAATCACTCATCAATAAATTTGTTACTCTTTCTGTTGTTTAAACTACCTTGTATAACTTGTAGATTTTCGGGAACATGTAACCCCGATACGTTTTTACCCTGTAATGGAATAATATGGTCAACATGCCACTGAATACCTGTTACTTTAGTTAAAGATGATGCCAACACATACATAGCCTTTATTTGTAATTTATTTTCTTCAGTTAACCATATAGGTAATCTTTGTTTTCTTACAGTATATCTTTTATTAGTATGAAAATTTATTATACCTTTATTTCTACTTCGCCATTCTTTATCTCTAGCATACTTTTTTTCTTTTATCTTTTCAAAATTTTGATGATACCAAGCTAAAGTTCTAGCATTTTCTTTGTCTTTATTATTTTCTCTATATTTTTTACTATATTCCCTATTATATGCGTTTCTTTTAGCTTTATTTTTTTCTCTGTATTCTTTAAATGCTTTTTTATGTTCTTGATAATAACGTTTTCCAGCTTCTTTTTTATCTTCAGAGTTACTGTAAGGCATTATTAATCTTTCTTTTGCACTTCGCCTGTCGATTTATTTAATTCGTATTCTGCTAATGCTTTATATATTTCCTCATCCTCTTTGATACTTTCTTCTAAGGCTTTTACAACCTCAGGATTCTCTAACATTTTCTCTACCATTTCTTCATGAGGTATAGGTTTTTTCTTTCTAAATATAGCATCAAAGTTTTTTTCAAACATTTCACTATTAGGTTTAGATTGTATCCAATCTCCAGTCACATCATTTTTAGCAGTCGCCATAACTTTCTCCATATTTAGCTTCACATGCAACGGGTAGTCCTTCCGCCCATGTAGGTGGTGTTGACATTATATCAGTAATAAATTTCATAGCGGTATCTATTTCTTCTTTAGAAACAACATTAACTATAGCATCATGCACGGTTAAAACGGGTCTATACTTTTCACTTATATGTAGCATTTGTTCGCCTACAATAATTCTAGCCAATGCCTGCACTACGTTTTCGACTACCGAACCGCCCCATATAGTGATGTCACCTCTTCTAGACTTATAAACAAACTTAGTCTTACCATCTATTTTTTCTTGCCGTAAGTTCGGATAATAAATGTATAGTCCATTTGGTAGTTTAATCCCGGCTGCGGAAACTTCTAAACATTTATGTCGTCCAAGATAATATGGCTTCATAGTAGGTGACCAATTAGCCATATCTTTTAATGCTTTATCACATTCTTCCCATAATTTAATTACTTTATCATTAACTTCACGATAAACCTTAACAAGTCTTTGGCATTCTAAGTCATCTAATACTGCACATGGCGGTTGAGTCTTTAATGTATGTTGTAGCTTTGCCCACCCTGTCCCATACCCTAGACCTAACGTGCATGTCTTACCAACGAATCGTTCAGTTGCATCAGCTTTAGTAATAGTCCTACCGTATACCTTTGAAGCGAATTCGGAATACACATCTCGACCATCTTTATACCACTCTACTATATCGTCTTGTCCTGCTAACCATACAAGAACCCTAGCTTCAATTTGTGATGAGTCACAGTTAATAACTAATGAGCCTCTTGGTGCTATAACTGCATTTTTAAGGGCTTTCTTTTTCATATCTCGTGAGGGTAAATTTTGAAAGTTTACTTTGTCTGAGCCTGCCCATCGCCCTGTGTGAGCGCCATAATACTTAAGTGGGATAGGTAATTTGCCTTTGTTACGAGAGCCAATATCTAAGAATCTTTTAATCCTTGACTCTTCTATGGTTGATTTAGTGCCTAGACGAACAGCACATAGTTCTTGTATGAATGGGTCTTCATGTTCAGTTAATGCAATAAAGCCTTCATCATTTTTAGCTAACGCAAATGTTTCTTTGTCTGTCGCTGGAGATATTTTTAACGGAACCTCAACATTATGTTCTTCTAATAGTTCCGCAAATTGTTTATTAGATGCTAACTTTTTACGAACGCACTCTTCATCTTCGCATTCAAGCCTAACCATTAAATTGCCTAGCAACTCTTTCTTTTCCGTCTCGACCTCATCTAGTCTATCAGATAACAAAGCATCATCAAGACACAATACAGGCTCCATATACATACGAAGTGTTAAGTCTATTAATTTTAGTTCATTTGTAGGAAAGTTTTGGGATAGTATATTATATAATTTATAGGTAAGTTCAACATCGTTCTTACAATACTCACCGTATTTTTCTAGTTCGTCTTTGGTAAACTCTTGTAACCGTTTACCTTTAGCATTTATTACTTCAGTGCCTTTTTTACCTAGATTATACCGTTCAACAAGATACGCAAGAGAGCCACCCACATCCACACCATGCTTAGCACGAGCCATGCCAAGAGTATCAAGATAAATAGCTGGAATAATGTTGAAAATAAACGAGAGAATAGCCCCATCGAATTGTGTATTATGGCAAAGTAAGATGGCTTCGTTCCAATCAATCTCCACAAGTCTACTTTTAATATAGTTATGTGTGCCTGTAATCCATTTAGTTTCTTGGTCGTCAATCTTAATACCCACTCCAATAACTTGAAATCTTTCATCGCGTATGTATTCCTCTGTGGTTAAATTAGATAGACTAAATCCAGTATCGTAGAATGTTTCAAAATCTAGTGTGATAAATTTCATATTGACCTTAATTAGTGCTATCTTATGCAAACGACAGATAGCGGTGCCGTCCTAACTTATGACTAGGATGTATGAGTAAACCTAGTCATCTCACTTGCATTGTGAGGGATGTTTGGTGGGCTACTAGCGGTTTATATAAGTGCAAAAATACCATCACGAATTTAAACATATAAATAAAGTGCTTTCGCCCATAACTCTTAGAGTGTTGATAATAATAACAAAACAATTACCACTATGGCAAACATTATTTTTTCGTTTCGTTTTTCATATTTATCTGTATGGTCGGGTTTGTAACTTCCACCCCATGCTTCTTTTGCACTGCGTGGTGTAGAAGTATCTATACTGTCAGGCTGAAAAAATCTCCAACCTTTTTTTGCGTTCTTAGCAAATATTTTAATTTGCCAGTCTTCTAAGCTTTGTAAATTTGTGTGTTTCACAATTTTTCTCCTCTTAGGTTTATTATTTTGCGTATTTCTCAAATTCATTACGGCACTCGGTAGAACACCAACGGCGGTCATCTTTGACTGGGTCTTCACACCATATACATTTCCCTGTTTGATTAGAAGGTTTTTTGATTTTATCTTTGGCATTTCTTACCCCCATGTCAATCATGTGTTGCATTAAATCATTGGCTACGTCAGCATCATCACTCATATTTATTTATGCCTTCTTGCTCCTCTTGAGTTTACTTTGGAAGTCATATAGGTAGGCACTTGAATTGCGTCTTTCTTTTTTAGTTTATAAAATTGATGTTTAGTAATTCCAAAATAATCTAGCACATCTTGTCGCACTAACGGTTTCTTTTCTTCAAAATATTGGTTGATTTTTTTGGCAAGTTCTGCTTCTTCTACGGACAATATTCTTTCTTGTTCTAATCTAGAATGGTGCTGAGCCGTATAATTTAGTAAATTCATCATAGTCAAATTCTTTCATAATTTCTTTAGGTAGTTTTATTACTTTAGCATGCGGGTTGTTATCTGTAAACCATTTTGCTTCCTTGACAGACCATCTATGTTTGCGTATGACTTCACCTTCATCATCTACGATTGCATAACTAAATGGAATCATTTCTTTTGTTCTTCCTGCGTTTGTTCTACTTTAGGTTTATCCAATTCAAAATCTCTTTTAAGGTTATCTTTATGCACACCAAACCATACGGCTATGTAAATCGCAGTTAGAATTGCTATTGCATCCATGTTAAAAACTCCTTTGTTCAAAACATTCTAAGTGTGACTTCACATAAAAGTTAGGTCTAATTTCTTCATATAATTCACCTTGTATACATTTTAAATTCATACTGTATTTCTTTTGCACATGAATGGATTGCATCACTGCCCATGTTAAACAGCACCCAATAATAAATCCTACTACTGCAAATCCTGTGCCTTCATATTTATTATTCATTACACTCTCCTTGTTAAATAAGTTCTACTTACTCGACACATCTTATTACCTTTAATTACATTAATTACATTACATTTAATCGTTGGTTTATTTTGCGATATTAGATATTGTTCACCTACTACTTGCACGCCCGCTTGAGTGGCTACACTTGTAGCAAGGGATACACACCCTAAATTAATGACCAATGTTAGCATCAATAAGACGCTTGGTAGCTTCTTTATAACTTTTAACGCCGTCATGTTTTTCAGCTTTCTCTTCACATTTATATAAAGGGGTTAAGA